GTATTCTTTCAATGTGTGGAAAGGTCTTAATGTTGAACCAAACTATAGTATGGGATTAAAAGAAGATGAGAACGAAGAAAGAGAGGGTACTTTCAATCTTGGTTTGTCATATAGATTCTAAAAAACAAGGATAAGTAGTTTTAAACGGTTGCAATTAGTGAAAGTTTTTTCCCGCAACCAAAAGATAGAAACTAATTACGGATTTTAAATTACTTATGTGTTGCAAAAAACCCTGACGACGGTCGGGGTTTTTTTATGGCACCAATAGAGGTATTTATAGTATATGAAATTAATAGATATTATATATAAAGTTATATTAAAAGAGGCTACAGAAGACAGGTCTAATGATGAAGAAGAAAGTCCAAGAGACGAAGAAAGCCCAAGAGACGAAGAAAGCCCAAGAGACGAAGAAAGGCCAAGAGATGAAGAAGAAAGACCAATAGATGAAGAAAGACCAAGAATAGGGTATTGGTCGTGTATAGACCCAGTACAACATCCTGGGTGTAAGAAACTTGACGCTAGAGACATTGAGACTGTTACACGTTTTAGGTTCCCCTTTTACCAAGAACAAGAATCATGTATTCAAGCTTCAACATGTCCAGGGGAAAGAGCTCCAAGACCAACCAGACCAACAACAACTAGGCCAACGACACCCAGACCACAATCTACAAGTACTACTGAAAGACCAGTTATTATGAGGCCAGAAGTTAGACCACAATCAGATAGCGAAACTCAAACACAATCAGATAGCGAAACTCAAACACAACCAGTAGACCAAACACAACCAGTAGACCAAACACCAGAAATGAGTGTAAAAACCAAATATGATGACGATTCAAAAATAACTAACATAAGTAAAATACAGTCTAAAAAATACATAAACATTGTTAAGAAAAATCTAACAAAACAATTAGAAACACAATCACCAAAAGTAAAACAAAAGTTAAGACAGTTTAATATAAAACCATCAAACCTATCATACTTAATACCTTTATCTTTAGGTACTGGTACTTTATTGTCGAAAATGGAAATGGATGGGCTAAATTTACCACTAATGATGGTCCTTTATAAAAACACAGATAAACTATACCAATCCATGAGAGAAAATAAACCTTTTACAGAAGGTGAGGCAAAACCAGTTAGTGGTCCTATTGATTATAAAAATTTCTGGAGTTGGAATAATCAGGTTTATGGTGATTGGGGTACTTGGTTAAAAAATAATGTAGTATCTAATTTTCCAGAGATATCTAAAAATAGTTTTCCAGCTTTATCTTTTTGATTGAATTCTTTCTAAATAAGGGCCAGTTAAAATACTTCTATAAATTTTTTGAGCTAACATTTTAAAAGCATCATTAATAGTTTTATCATCCATTGGTAAGTTTTGAGATTCTAAAAACTTTAAAGTAGCTCTAGTCATTAAATCTCTCATTTTTTGAGAATTTTCCCAAATATATTGTAATGGTTCTGGTTGGTTTTCCATAAACTCTGACATGTTAACAGGAAATTCCCCAGTTTCTTTAGCGTACAATAATATCTCATGAGCTAGTTCTCCTTCTATAACTGTCTTAGAGTCAGTTAAAAACGGACTTAAATCCGTTACTACTGTATTATACTTACCCCACACCCTAAGCTGTTCTATAAAACGTGCCACATCGTGTCTCTCAGGACTACTCAATGTTATGAGAGGTCCACCCTGCGTAGGGTCTAAATCGTCCATAAGTCTCTCAAAATCATCCATTACCTTCCAAATTTTTACAAATCTTACAACTCATTCTTTCTTCTTTAGCTGCACACCACTCTGGTATAGGGTAAAATGAAGCTAAGTAATAAGCAAAGGCAGTACCATTACAAATCAACTTACCTGACCTGTGTGCGTTAGTACAACAACCTACATATCCACCATCCCAACTATTAAACCCAACTGTGTACTCCCACAATCTTTCATTATCCCAACCCAACCTTTCTTTTATATATGCAGCTACAATAAAACCAGTTCTATCAGCACCATGGGTACAATGTATGAAAGTATTACCTTGATTAAGTTCGTCTAAACCTAATTTTACAGCTCCAGTATAACCAGGTGTATCTTCTAGGGTGTACGAATTTTTAGCACTCCATGGATTATGAGCGTTAAACCAAATATACTCTCTACCTGTAGATTCTACATATTTTTTTTCACTTTCCATACTAAGTCCACCACTATCTTTATTACCGTTCATTCTAACAACACGCTCAATATCAGGGTATTCTTCAAATAGTTTAGCAAACTCTCTAAGGGAAGGTTGTTCACTTCTAAAATTACCCTGACCACCAGGTATTTCAGCAAAATTACCAGGTAATCCTTTACTAGGGGTTACATTCTCTACATCTACTTCAGATTCTTTATCAGTCTTATCTTTAGTTGTCTTTTTTCTTTTAAAAGTACTTTGCCATGTACACCAGTTAGAATCCTTACATTCATCTTTTTTACACGCATCACTCTTACAACAATATCTTACACTTCCTTCTGATAGAGTATCAAAAGTACAAGGACCAATAACACCATCTGGTTTCAAATCAAACTTTTTTTGAAACTCCAAAACAGCGTTATGAGTATCAACTAAGAAAATCCCATCTACACCATCCTCACCCAAGTCTATTTCATAATCGTATAATAACATTCTTTGTATCATCGTAACTAACTGACTAGAGTCTCCCTTTTTAAGTACAGCTTTACCTAACATTATATCATCAGCAGTTGTAGGGCCTATTATTTCTGGAGTAGTATCATATAATTCATCCCCCGTAAAAGTTTCCACATCATCACAACCTTTATATATTTTTACAGTACCAGCTCTACCTTGTTGCCAACTCAAGTATAACAACCATTGATTTTCTGCAGAGAAAACATCCAAACCAAGATTACCAGATAATGTATTACCTAGTATTGTAGCGTGTTTTACAAATTGTCTAGTAGCTATGTCAGCGTTTTGTGCGTCGGACTTACTGTTTATACCATAATCAGAAAAATATTCTCTACAGTATTGAAATAGACCATAACATCTACCGTTATCAGCTTTTACGTTACCCAAACTTTCTAAATAAGACACCGTATTAAGAATTCTTAATGTTATTTTTGAAGTTTTATGTTTTTCAAAAGCGTCCTTTACTGGTTGGGAGTAACTAGACCCTTTGTTTGCGTTATATTTTTCATCATATCTGTTTTTCCAGTATTCTAAAAAACTACAGTAAGTCAACGTTCCTTTGAAATCAGGACCAACATTACTCTGCATATTTATCAAAGTGTCTGATGGGATTTCCTCCTGTTCTTTGATTGTTCTTGAAATAACATCACTCAACAAAGGCAACAAACTCATATTGTTTTTAGTAAGACTCATTAATGTATAGTTTTTTAATAAATACCTACAGTGATTGCATTTCTTCTAAAAGACTTAGCATTAAATCTTCATCCTCAATGTGGTCACCCAGAACAGCATCTATTACTCTTTTTTTCTTTTGTACCATATTATAGATTATTTTCTCCACAGTATTGTCAAAAATGGGATATATGCAAGATACGTTTTTCTTTTGACCAATTCTAAAAGCTCTATCTTCTGCCTGTGACATATCAGAAGGAACAAAAGATAAATCATTAAAAATTACAACTTCAGCAGCAGTTAATGTTATACCAATACCACCAGCTTTTATATTGGAAACAAATATTTTTATTTTTGGGTCATTTTGAAATGAATCTACACTTTCCTGTCTTTGTTCTTGATTCATTTGCCCATATAAAGGTACAGCCATTTTTTTATACTTAGACCAAATCCCCATTAACGGTTCTGTAAAATTTGTAAAAACTATTACTTTTTTATCTTGGTCTAAACATTGGTCTATTAGTTCAAAAGTGTTTTTTAATTTTTCATTTGCTATAATTTGTCTAACTTTCATTAACTTATTTAATTGTATAGTTAAACTTTGATTTGGGTTTTCATTTGCCCAGTCTAGATACTCCCCAACCTCTTTTCTATATTCAAGTGAATCAATCTCTAAGAATATAGGTGTTATAATTTTATCGGGTAAATCTAAAATTTCTTCTTTTAACCTTCTTAATACCTTTTGTTTGGACCTATCTCTTAATTCGTCAAGATTAGAAGCACCATTAGTTAACCATATTTTTCTACCACCTTTATTTATTTGATAACCCTCACAATATCGTCTAACATAACTCACCCAGTTTTTAGCGACTCTAGACTCAACTAACCGCAAAAGGTTATAATAATTTATAGGTCTGGATGTCATTGGTGTACCCGTAAGTAACCAAACCTTACCTACTTTTTTCACAATATCGTTAGCTAATTTAGTTCTTTGGGCTTTTGTATTAGAAATGTAATGAGCTTCATCTATTATCACCAAATCAAAATTCTCATCTAAAATAGTGGTAATCTCATCTTTTTTATCTAAACTATGGAAATTTTTAAGAATGTCATAATTAATAATTATAAATTTTCCACTTTCCCACTTCTTACTTGTTATTATAGAAATTTTATCGTCCGTATAATTCTCTACCTCTCTTTTCCAGTTCAACTTAAGAGTAGCTGGGCATATAATTAGAATTTTTTTGGAACCACTTTCAAGAGCTGCTATAGTTGCACTAGTAGTTTTACCCACACCCATATCATCAGCTAGAATGTATTTATCGTTTCCTAATAATTTTTCTACAGCTATTTTTTGATGGTCGTAAGGTTTTCTGTGAGAATATGGTGAGTAATCCACCGTTACTTTTCTTTCGGTGTTCGGTATTATTTGATTTTTAGGTGCCCAAAAACTATAAAGTTTCTGGTCTTCTAATATTTTACCCCACATATGGAAAGCTTTTACGGTTTCCGAGAGTATCTTTTCTACCCACACAGACTTAGGTTTCTCACTTAATAAATTATCAGCCATTAAACCTTCAGCAAAATAATCATCAATCTCAACCCATTTCCTAGCAATTTTAGGGACCTTATCGTGATTATTTATAATGTATTCAGATTGAGACCTAGTTAAAGTTTTAGATTTGTATAATTTATATGTGGATTTTAATTGTAATATATAGTTATTTGCACCATTATATTCTAAAAGAATTTTTTTTGCTTCTATTTCAGGTAAATTTAATTCCATATGTTATTAAAATATAATATAAAACCATAACATAGACAACAAACTATTTATTATTATATGGCAGAACAGAAAAAAATACCAATTACTAGGATATCACGTTTCTTTGGCTCCCAGGATTTTAAGTTAGAACAGGATATGGGAATGGAATGGTTGCATGGTGACATGCATTTTACTTTAGTTTTATTTAGAGTGGATAAAAAAAAGACAGATGTTGATGATGTCTATGGTGAAGCTGGACCTGAAGAAATTAGATATAAAGCCCCTGTAGAGTTTAATGGGTATGTTAATATTACATCACCACAAAATAAAACTTACTCTAGTGGTCTAGTAAATCAAATGGAACCTGGAAATATGACGGTTAGTGTTTATATGAAACATTTAGATGAGTTAAATATTGATGTGTCTTATGGGGATTATATTGGTTATGCAGAAACAGAAGATAGGATGAGATACTATGTTGTTACAAATGACGGTAGAGTGGTTTCAGATAATGCACATACGATAGGGGGTTATAAACCTTTCTTTAGAACTATAATTTGTTCTTATGTAAGTCCTAATGAATTTAACGGAATATAATGAGTATACCTAAAAAAGTTAAAACAAATATTAATATTAGTCCCAGACCACCTCAACCACAATATGATTCTGGGTATAATGGTTTGACAACACCGAATAGAAGACGGGAGTTGAGTGAACTTATAACGGAGGATGGAACATTCCTACCAAAATCAGTTTTACACGCTGATATGGATAGAGGTATGTTAGATTTTGTTGAGAAAGAGTTAGATACTACTGCTTCTGGTAAAAGAATACCTGTTATAGATAGAATTTTAACATTACAAAGATGGGGTGAATTTTCACAAACTTGGAGTTTCTCGACAGAGGATAAAAACGTAGAACTACCTTTCATTGTTGTAGTAAGAAAACCAGATGTACAATACGGTACCAATCCATCTTTATTATATACCATTCCCGATAGAAAACAATTTCATTTTGCAAAAGTCCCTACATGGGATGGTAATAGAAAAGGGATGGACATATATACAATACCACAACCAATACCGGTAGATATTATATACGATGTTAAAATAATATGTAATAGGATGAGAGAACTTAATAGGTTTAATAAAATAGTAATGCAAAAATTTAGTTCCAGACAGGCTTACACTTTTGTAAAAGGACACTACATACCTATTATTTTAAACAGTTTAGGGGATGAGAGTGTTATAGATACAGAAGAAAGAAGATATTACCAACAAAACTACCAGTTCCAATTACAAGGGTTTTTAATAGACGAGGATGAGTTTGAAGTTAAACCCGCGATTAGTAGGTCAATATTATTTTTTGATGCAGAAACAAACACAAAGAATGCAGGAAAAGGTAGCCCCTCTATTGTCGACCAAAAAGAAATGAATATCTATAATAAAAACAAGTATAGAAGAAAATTAGATTTTACAGCCTTAGAAACCACAAAAACAATCACATATTCTTATAAAGCTACCATTACTTTAGTTAGGTCAGATAATGTGGCCAGTGTTGTCTACACTATTAATGGTACTACAACACAAGGTAAGGTGGAGGTAAATATCGGTGATGTTTTACTGATTACTATAGTTAAAAGTGCTGGTGGGACAGCTCAAATGGTGTTGGAAGAACTTATTTATTCATAAATTTATTCCGCATATATATCAGGTTTTTTAACACATTTATCTTTTATAAGTTTTTCTAAAAATCGAGACATCACCAAACCATGTTCCTTACAATACTGTTTTAATAGTTTGTGATACTCGGGTCTTATTTTAAGGTTTTTTATTTTCATATTAATTAAAGGTAGAAAAAAGGGAGAATTTATTCCTACTCTATATAATTATATTGTTTATTAAAGAAACTTTTGGAATTGAAATCAATATTTATTTAATAAAATATAAAATTACTAAAATTACTAAAATAGTTTAAAATGGCAGAAAATTCAAAAGTATTCGTATCTCCCGGTGTTTATACCGCGGAGAAAGATTTAACCTTCGTAGCGCAGAGTGTGGGAGTGACAACTTTAGGGGTTGTTGGTGAAACTAAAAAGGGACCAGCGTTTGAACCTATATTTATAGATTCTTTCGACTCCTTTAGAAATCGATTTGGGGATACCGACCCAGAAAAGTATACGGACTCACAAATTCCTAAATATGAGACTTCATTTATAGCACGGTCTTATCTATCACAATCAAATCAGTTATTCATAACAAGGGTATTGGGTTTATCTGGTTATGATGCTGGTCCATCATGGCAATTATTAACTATTGGTGAGTTGGACCCATTACATGTGGCTACTAATTCAACAGCTATGACCTCAACAGGGTGGTCAGACATTGTTTACGTTCCACTTACAGGTGGTACAATAAACGCATCTAACATTTATAGTACGTTAAATCACGTTACCGCTGCATTTGCAGATGCTTTAAGTGGTGCTACAGTAGGAACAGGATTAGTTGGGGGAGAAAATGGTCCATTTAGAACAACAAATAAGATAACGGGTGAAACAATGTATGACGGTGAAGGAGATTCTGTAGGGACCTTAGTTCAGGATATAGCCCACTTTACCAATAACGTATTAAATAATAACCAAAGTTCATTCAACGAAACAGGAGCTACTGAATATTACCACTATGGTTTTATACCTACAGGATGTACAGCTATACAATTCGCATCTATTACAGGTATGACAGGTTTACCAGTCGATGTTTATAATAGATTAGGTGTTGAGTCCGATTTAGGACCAGGAGAAGCTGGAGCAGGAGCAACATACCCTAACGCTATACAATCCGCAGATTTTTCAGGTGACACAAACGATGGTTGGTATAATAGTTTATTTGATTATGGAACTGGTGGTACTGATTGTAGAAATAGTTGTTATTCAGGTGGTTCATTTAGTATGTTCGCGTCTTCAGCGGTTACAGCTACAACATATGTAGAAGGAGCCACTTTAACAGGTGTATCCGGTTCATCAGACAATAAGACATCAACTACGGTTTACGCTATTTTACCAAACTTAATAAGTGAAGGAAGTTCAACTTACGTTACTAACTTAAATAGTTATACAGCATCAACATCGGCAACCTCATGGGGTGAATGGTCGTTCTTTGGTGCAGATACTAACGCTGGTAACAATGTACCTGGTGGTTTTAGTGTGAATAATTACTTCTCTTATTCGGGAGGTCAAGTTTGGGGTAGTGATGTGGGGGCTGGTATGTTGGGTTTATCAGCATATAAACCTACTGTTTACCCTTTTGTGGGGTCAAATGGTACAGGTAGTACATTATCTGCAGCTGTAGAAACATTTAACGCGGTACAATATTCAGGAGGGGTAACCGACTATCAATTACAAAGTTGTGCAGGAACATCTATTGGTGGTAGTTCACCATCTTATACGGCCGTACAGGTAACTATAAGTGGATTCTCCAATACTGGTTTAATACCAGGTGGGACAGGTGATAATGTCAAGTTTATCAATAGTCTGGTGTACGGTGGTTCAGCGGCTGTAACAGCGGGTATGGTAGTGAATAACAGTATAAGTGCAGACCCAGCTAATAGTTGGTTCTTTACCGGTAACTCTGTTTCAGCCTTTACGACATTCTATACTGGAAGTTGTTCAGCGGTAACTTATTTAGCTATGACATTAAGTGGTTGTTACTCAACGTACGACTGTGTAAGTGCGGATACGGAATACCACAATATGACAATCGCAACTTTAAGGTCCAGAGGTGAAAGTACATTAACAACTGGTGGACCAGTATATAAAATTAGTGCAAGTACAGGAGACGGTTACAAACAAGGTGACGTAAACTTTAATTGTGACGGGACTTATGAAGACATATTAAGAGACCCATTTGCTGACTTCGGAATTTCAGCAAAAACTGACGATGGTGTTGTATCTAAATTTACAACATCTTTAGATAGTAGTAAGAAAAATTATTTATCAAGAGTGTTGGGAAGAAAAGTATTTGATAGAGATAGTAATGAAATTCCTATTTTTGTAGAAGAAATTTACCCTAACTTATTAAAATATTTATATAGAAGACAAAAAATTAGAGGAATAAATTGTTGTGTATGTTATCTTCCAGCGGCAAGATGGAATAATACTAATAGAACATCTTTAGGTTGGTACATGAATGAATGGCAAACACCTAGAACACCATATGTTGTTTCGGAATTACGAGGTAATGAAGTTTCTAGATTATTTAGATTTATATCTATATCAGACGGTTCATCAGGTAATAGAGAATATAAAATATCATTAACAAACATTTCTTTTGAAAGAGTTGAGTTTGATGTGGTTATTAGAGATTTCTACGATACAGATGCTAACCCTATAGTTTTTGAAAAATACACAAGATGTACACTAGACCCGACAGCACCAAACTTTATAGCTAGAAAAATTGGTACTTCAGATGGTGAATATGAGTTAAAATCTACATATACAATGTTAGAATTAGCAGATGCGGTTGTCGATGGTGACTTAAAGGACGCTTTACCAGCAGGATTTGAGGGTTATAAATTTAGAGAATCTTGTAGTAGTACGGTAAACCCTTACCCAAAATGGAAAACTAAATATTTCACCCCAGGTGAAACAATATTTGACCCATACTATAATTCTACGGGAGGTATGAGCAACTCTTCAATTTCAGCTGGTGATAATATTAGAAAAAACTACCTAGGATACTCAACAGGTGATGGAGCAGCAATTGATTATGATTTCTTTGAGTATAAAGGGTTTAAAACACCAACATCTGTTTGTACTAGTACAACAGGTAGTGATTGGCCAAACTTAACACAAGGATTCCACATGGATTCTGGAGCTACTGTAGTTATAGCAGGTTCTGGTTCTTATTTAACAGAAACAGCTAGTACATTAAGTGGTAAGTCTATGTTTATGGTGGGTGACGCTTCGTTCCAATCAGAACCAACTAAAACAACAGACCCTTATTATAAGATACAATCTAGAAAATTCACGTTAGTACCTTATGGTGGTTTTGACGGATGGGATGAGTATAGAAAAACTAGAACAAATCTAGATGGGTATAGACTGGGGATGACAGGTTACAAATACGGAGCATGTGCCGACTCAACTTATACAGACGCTACTGGTCTAGGTTCTTTTAAAAGGATTTCTACAACAGAATCTAATACTGATTATGACGCTTATAGACAAGCAATACATAAATTTGAAAATCCAGAAGCTGTAGACATTAATGTGTTTGCGACTCCAGGTGTGGATTATGTAAATAATTTAGCTTTAGTAAACGACGCTATAGACATGGTAGAAACTGAGAGAGCTGATTCACTTTATATTACAACAACACCAGATTATAACCTATTTATCAACTCAACTACAGACGCTAGTAACAAAATAAGTCCAACAGAAGCTGTTAATAATATGGAAGACAGTTTTATAGATTCTAACTATACAGCAACTTATTACCCATGGGTTCTAGTTAGAGATAACAATACGAACAAACAATTGTATATCCCACCAACAGGTGAGGTTACTAGAAATTTAGCATTAACAGATAATATAGCTTTCCCATGGTTCGCATCGGCTGGATATACTAGAGGTATTGTTAACGCAATTAAAGCTAGAACAAAACTAACTCTAGACGATAGAGATACATTATATGTTGGTAGACTTAATCCAATCGCTACATTTAGTGATGTAGGCCCGATTATCTTTGGTAATAAGACGTTACAAGTTAAAGAATCAGCGTTAGATAGAATAAATGTAAGAAGATTATTATTACAAACTAGAAAACTGATTTCAGCAGTTGCGGTTAGATTATTATTTGAACAAAATGATGATGTGGTAAGACAACAATTCTTAGACCTAGTTAACCCTATATTAGACTCTATAAGAAGAGATAGAGGTTTAACAGACTTTAGAGTTGTGTTATCAGACGACCCAGAAGAAATCGATAGAAATGAGATGAACGGTAAGATTTACATTAAACCAACAAGAGCACTTGAATTCATATTTATTGAATTCCTAATAACTCCTACAGGAGCTTCATTTGAAGATATATAATAGACAGATATGAAATTTAAAAAACAAATTTTATCAGAGGAAATAGGGTTACCTAAAAGTAATAGGAAAACCTATACTAAAAATAAAAAACAAAAAATGGTTGTAAGTGAACAACAATTACAAAGATTAATTAGTAAGATTAATCCAGTGGCTAATAGAATAAAACGAGTCCAAAAGCCAAAAGGTAGACAACTAAATGAAAATAAACAATTATTAACGGAATGGTGGATTAAGGCACTTCTGTTAGCTTGGGATATTTACAAATACGGAAAGGATGAGGGATGGTGGATGACTATACCACCAAACGAAACCGAAGAAGCATTTCAAGATTTCATGGTAGCAAATCCTGATGTATTTGAAGGTGGACCAAAACCAAAAAGTCATAGAGAGTTTGTTAGTTTGCGTGATAGAGCCTTAGGTGAGAAAAAGAGAGGTAGACAAGACTTAAGGGAGAGAGATACCGGGAGAGGTAAACAAAAAGGTAAATTTGACACACCGGAAAATATGAAAGCTTGTAAATCTGCAGGTGGAAATGAAAGTTTATGTGCAAAACATCTTAGGTCGGGTACAATGCCTCCAAAACCAAGTGGTACACCTCAAGGTAAGTGGATACTAGGTGGTTTTTTCTGTTGTGCATTGAGAATGAAATGTTGTGAGGGTTCACCAATAGACACAATCAGGGGTATGTTTGAAGAACAAAGTGGTAGACAACCTATAAATGAAGTTTTATGGCTTTCAATACTAACAACAGCTTGGGGATTGTTTAAATATGGTCGTGGTAGAGATTGGTGGATGGTTAGACCACCAGAAGAAAATGAAGAAGCATTTCAAGACTTCATGGTAGCAAATCCTGATGTATTTGAAAACCACCCTAAACCAAAAAGTTTTAAAGATTTTATCAGACAAGTAAAACAAGCTGGAATTGATAAAGATGGTGGTAGAAGAAAAAGAGAGCAAGAAATGGGAGAGGATGATTCTAGTAGTACATCTACAACATCACCTAAAAAGAAAAGGTGTTGTAAATGTGTAGGTAAAAAACCATATAGTGTTACCCCTGGGAAACGTTGTCCTAAGTCTTGTCCAGAAGTACCATGTAACTCAACACCACCTACTCAAGGGAATATAACAACTGAGAGAAGAACATTAAAAACTACAAACCCTATTACTGAATCTGACATAAAAGATATGAAAAAATGGTTCAATAGAGTAAATAAAGCAGGAAATAAATATAATCCAAGTGTAATATGAGAAAAATTAAATTAACAGAAAAAGACCTAACTAGACTTATACGTAGAGTCGTTAGTGAACAAGATAGAGGAGAAGGTAATAAAGCAACTGAACACCTTACAGATTTAAGTGATAGGATGGGTGTAACTGTTCCACCAAATACGGACCCACAACAATTAAAGTGGCTTTGTTGTATATTTGGTATGGGGTGCTGTGATTTTAGATGGCCTTGGGACAGGGACAGGTATTAAATAGAATTTAGGAATAATATAGTATAGGTTACTTTTTATTAAGCACTTTATATTTATAAAATAACAAACAATAAAATAAAAAAATTTTAAAAATGGCAAAAACAATTAGATTAAAAGAATCAGACTTAACGAGAATAGTTCGTACAATTTCTGAATCACAATTATTACTTGAGTGGAGATGGAAATCTTGGGTGCTTGATTTACTCGCAATTGGCAAAGTACTTGATACAATACATGGATGGTTTGATTCAGACTCAAGACTAAAGAAAAATATAAGACGAGTTGGTAAATCTCCATCAGGAATACCAATTTATGAATTTGAGTATAAAAATAAAACTAGATTCGGTAAAGGAACGTTTAGAGGGGTTCTTGCTGAACAAGCACCAAGACGAGCAGTAAAAGTATCTAGTAATGGTTATAAAAAGGTAGACTATGGAATGTTAGATGTTGATTTTGAAAGAGTTAACCCAAGAAAAACTAGACTATCTGAAAGAGATTTATCTAGAGTTATTGGAAGGGTTATAAACGAAAGACGATGGGAGATGCCTGATTTAACAAAAGGTACAGTATTCTTACCAGATATGGATATAGATGGTTGGATGGGTGGACAATCTCAAGGTGGTGGTTCTAATGACCCAATGGCCGCAGGTAATGAACAAATGGAAACAGATGGAAGAGATGAAGGTAAAGCATCCGGAGAAGACGCAAGAATGATGAGCCAACTTGTACCATTAATGGGTTCTTTAAATTCAGCATCATCTTTTATGCAAACCCTTACACCAGAATCTGTAGGTAAAGACGGACAATCACTTGGTGGACTACATGGAATGATTCCAGAATTGCAGGAAATTATTGGTGCGGTACAAATGATGGTTAGTCAGTATGAATCTTCAGGTAGGTTAGTTATACCACCGATAATAAAAGATGGTGGAAAAGGATGGTGGAGAAGGACATGGCTCAAATTTGCAAATTGGTTTGCTGAATGTCCACCAGATGGTACACCATTACCTTGTTAATATAAAATTATTATGAAAAAAATAAGACTAACAGAACGTGAATTAATTAACATAATTAAAAAAACAATAATTAAAGAAGAAGAAGAGGTTATTGGTGCTAGTTCTAAAAATTATGACGAACAATTTGCTGAGATAAACGAGAAATTAGACAAAATTGTAGGTTTTGTTGAATATGAAGAATCTATTAAAATGAGACACTGGTAATAACGTAATATTACTATATAATAAAACCCTACAGAAATGTGGGGTTTTTTTATTTAACAACTTAATATTTATAGTATATGAAAAGAAGTTTAATTCTAACAGAAATACAATTAACCAAATTAATTAAAGAAATAGGTGAGGTAATGACCACAGATAAAATACGTGGTTATGCTTTTGATTGGGATGATAATATACTTTTTATGCCTACCGAAATTAAGATGGAAAAAAAAGATGGTTTAGATTGGGTACCCACAAATGTAAGTACAGAAGATTTTGCGGACGTAAGAAATGATAGTGAATATAGATTAACGGACCATTCTTTTATGGATTTTGAAGAACCACAAACATTTATTTCAGATGTTAAAAAAGCAATAGAAGATAAAAAGTTTGCACCTAGTTTCGAAAAACTTAAAGAATCTTTAATAAACGCACACCCATTCTCCATTATTACCGCAAGGGGTACACCACCTCACGCAATAAAAGAAGGTGTCCGAACTGTAATTGGTATGACCTTTAACCCATCCGAAGTCAAACAAATGTTAAACAGTATAGAAAATGTATACCCCTCAACCCAAGACATGAACATGGAAGAAAAAATAGATTTTTATTTATCACAAAATGATTATTCGCCAGTTACATCTTCAGAGTTTAAAGATAAGTTTGGTTTGGATTCTGCTGCTGCTGATAGACCAGAAGAAGGTAAAAAAATAGCATTAAGAGATTATGTAGAAAAGGTTGTGAATGGAGTTAAAAAATTAACAGATGGAGAATACGATAGATTAAGTATTGGGTTTAGTGATGATGATAGAAAAAATATAGAATCTGTTATGGATTTTATCAAAAAAGAATTATCTATAGAATATCCTGGTGTGGAATTTTTTATTTATGACACATCACAAGGAGAAAAAAATAAGATTATAGTATCTAAGATTGATAGTTAATACTATTTTGCTGCAAACGTATATTTATATATAAAGAAATAAAAAATTAAAAATTAAAAAAACATGGCCGATTTATTAATGAAAATGCCCGTACCGTATGAACCAAAGAAAAAGAATAGGTTTATAATGAGATTTGACTCTTCTTTAGGGATTAATGAGTGGTACGTAGAAAGTACATCAAGACCACAAGTTACAATAGGTTCAGTAGAAATACCATTCCTAAATACATCAACGTATGTAGCTGGTAGATTTACTTGGGGTACAATCAATGTAACGTTTAGAGACCCGATTGGTCCTTCAGCTTCACAAGCATTGATGGAATGGGTTAGATTACACGCAGAATCAGTAACAGGTAGAATGGGTTACGCTGCTGGATATAAAAAGAATATAGATTTAGAAATGTTAGACCCAACAGGGGTAGTGGTAGAAAAGTGGGTACTACAAGGATGTTTCTTAACAGACGTAAACTTCAATGACCTATCTTATAGTGATGAGGGTATGGCAAATATAGCAGCAACACTAAGACCAGATAGATGTATATTAGTTTACTAATTTAATTTTAAATATAATATTAAGAAACTCACAGTTATGTGAGTTTTTTATTTTATAATAGTTATTGTATATATTTATTCACTTCATAAGTAAATTTTTATATTATTAGTAATAAAATATTATTAAATAAAAAATGGAAAACTTACAAACATCAGAAATATCACCAAATATCTCATACGATATTGTAGAACTACCTTCTAAAGGTATTTTTTACACAAATAAGAAAAAAAATTTAAAAGTAGCTTACCTAACGGCATCTGATGAAAATATTTTAACATCACCTAGCCTTTCTCAGTCTGGTGAATTAATGGATACTTTATTGAAAGCAAAAATATTGGATAAAGATGTTGAAGTGATGGATTTAGCTGAATGTGATAAACAAGCTATTTTTGTATTCTTAAGAAATACCGCTTTTGGTCCAGAGTATAAATTTAAATTAACAGACCCAAAAACCAACCAGGAATTCGAACATACGGAAGATTTATCTATTTTAAAAACTAAAGAAGTTGGTATAGAACCAGATAAAAATGGTTTATTTGATTTTAAACTTCCCGTATCCGGTAAAAGTTGTAAATTAAAACTAATAACCCCTAAAGATGAGGCACAGTTAACGGAGTTAGAAAAAAGTTATGAAGGTATGAAGGTAAAACCTATGGCTACAAAAAGATTAGAAAAATGTATTATTGAATTGGACGGTGAAAGAGACGCGATGACCATTTCAGTAGCAATCCACACATTACCCCTAAAAGATTCACAGCAAATTAAAAAGTTTTTAAAGTCCGTAGAACCAGGACTAGACATCAATAAAGTGGCTACAGCACCTTCAGGTGACAAAATAACATACCAGATTAATTTTGGTTTGAATTTTTTTCGTCCTTTCTTCGGGCTATAGGTATGCGCTGTTGGAAGAGATTTATTATCTAACAAAAAACTTTAATTTTACTAGACAGGATATTTTAAATATGCCAATATTTGAAAGACGGTTTTATTTAGATAAATTTGTAGAAGAAATAGGTAAGAAAAATCAAGCAATAGAACAACAACGAAATAAAGCCAAAAGGTAAATATTTATAGTTAAAAGAACTATATGTTTAACACACGCAAACAATTTCATATTGAAAGGTTTTTATCACACGGTAAACCTTATTTAGCTTCACACCCAGAATTGGGAGTGCCTTTGGGTATTTTTAACACGGTAGACGAACCTAACTATGCTGCTAGGGTTAAGTCTATTAAAAAATTAGGACCAAAAGGTAACCAGATATCCTTATACCTAGCAAAACAAGAAGGAATCAAAAACCCACTACCATCATATGCTGACGTAATACTTAAAGACTCAGACAATAAAGATGTCAAAGTAACCCAAGCAAGTTTTGACAAAGCTGTTGAGGATTACATGCGAAGAACTGGTACTGATAGTAGTAGTACCAGGGGACGAGGTTATAGTGGTGACAACGAGATGGCCAAGATGCTCAGAGAACTTTCAAAAGCTAGAAGTCAAGCGGATTTAACAATGAATGAATCTATGGACATGTTGTCCAAAATGACTGATGTAATTAATGGTGGTAAATTAGAAGCAGCTGATAAGATGGGGGTTTATATGGATATTATATCTCTAACAGACGGCATGCGTAAAGACATCATAAACGTGATGGGTATGGATGAGGCGTTTATGAGTGATATAATTACAACCGTTACAGATGCATCATCAGAATTTACGGGTTGGGCTTTAACAGCTAATGACGCGATGAAGATGTTAAAAGAAACCGCACTTGCCACCGGAAGAGCTTTTATATTACCTAAAGAATCATTAATAAATGCTACTAAGTTAGAAGAAATATACGATATGGATATGGCGAATATGATAGCAGAATTTGATAAAATTGGGAAGGGGTCTAAAGAAGCTATAGAAAGTACAAAAGATGCGATAGCAACAGCCGGGAGGTATGGAGCGGTAATTGCCAAATTCCTACCAACAGTAGAGGCCAATATGGATAAAATAAACACATACGGTTTTTCAAATGGTGTTAATGGTTTACATTCAATGGTTGCAGAAGCTCAGGTGTTAGGGTATAATTTTGAAAATGCATTAGCAGCGGCAGATAAAGCATTTACACCGGAAGGTGCGATAGAAATGGCAGCTCAGTTACAAATGATTGGTGGAGCAGCTAGTGAACTACTAGACCCATTCCAACTAATGTACATGGCTCAAAACGATGTTGAAGCTCTACAAGCATCAATTATAAAAACAGCAGAGAGTGCTGTGATGTTCAATAAAGAAACCGGAGAATTTGGCATCTCACCAGGAGAAAGGATGAGGTTAAAATCTTTAGCGGAAGCTACAGGTCAGGATTATACTAACTTAGCGGAGACGGCAGTTAGAGCAGCTAAAAAAACCCAGGCTATTGGAAAACTAGGTGGAATCCCAGAATTAAACGAACAAGATAAAAAGTTGATTGCGTCCATGGCGGACATTAACCCAGACGGTACATTTAGTGTTACATTGGGGAAAGATGAACTGAGTTTCGACCAATTAGGGGACGCAATACAAAAAGATAAAGGAGCTTTATTAGAACAATTACGAAAACAATCTAATAAAGATTCGTTAAATTTGGAAGAGGTTAATAAGGCTCAGTTATCTGTACAAGAAGGTATGGCAGCAAATACAGCTATAATACAAAATATATTAACACAAGCTGCAGCGGGTGGACTATTAGGTACAACAGCACAAGATTTTGCTAGTGAACTTGCAAATTCAGGATTAGGTGCTTTTTTAACAGGTGAAGGTATGGGTACTTTTATGCCTTCAGGTACAACAACACCACCTGGAATTACAGATTTGATGGGTACGTTTGGGCAGGGAATACCAGACCTCTTTAACTCAGAAGCTTTAAAGGGTTCCCCATTAACTCCTGCGATAAATAAGGCCTTCACTGGTAGTAAAAAAGGTGAATCCGACCCATATGCCTCACAAGGTGGTGGGTTATTTCCAGGTCCAGAGATGATAGAAGAATATTTGAAGAACACACCAGAAGGACAAACTTTAATAAATCAGTATATGAATAGTCCACCTACACCTCCGGTCGTAGGTGGAAATGCTACAAATATTACTTTTGGGCCCTTAGAAATAAAATATGATGGTAACACACTAAGATTGACACCTAGTCAAGTTAGAGAGGTATTACCTCCTTTATTTGATGAGATAGCTTTAGGTGTGAGTAAGAGTAATAAAAACTCTACAACACCATAATGGTTAGAAAATGGTTAGATAACCTATTTATAATAAAAGAGATTAAAATATGTCAGTAGGTAAAAATACAGGAGTAACATGGCCATGGGGTCAAGGAGATTTTGACATCTCAATTAAGAGTACACAAATTCTTAGAGAAAGTTTACTTGCAAGAAACCTTGATGGGTCTTACTTAAATAGAGGAAACCCTATACCACCAAACGGGGACCAAGAACCAGGTAGTGTGATTGTGGACAAACAAACCTGGAAATCGGTAAAAGACTCTCCACTTCCTGAAGAGGTTACAAACATGAATGGTATACCTTTAAAAAAAACACAATTTTTAATAAATAAGTATGGACCACAAGGTGGTTACGGTAACCCACTAACCGTAGACGTAGTTAATTTAGTTAAAGAAGCACAATTAGAATATATTAGTCCAAATACACTCCAACCACAAGGATTTATACCTGGGCTATCATTTGATACGTTCTCCTACTCCAATTATACAGCTATAGAGATAATGAAATCCGTTAATAGTAATAACGGACAATTAGTAACCCTAAACGGTATGGTTCTAGATGACTCAACTTTAATAAAATCCTCTTTTCCCTACCTAAAAGATAATTTAGGTTTTAATTTAGCTAAATTTGATTTTAATATTAGTGAAGGTGGTGACGCTAGTTTAAATGTAACTACTTCTCCAGGTGCGTTAATACCCCCTAAATCAGATTACCTTTCTAGGTTGGAGGGTGTTTATTCGACAGACTCATCAATACCAGGATTTTACTTTATGCCTGTAACACCATTAGATATTAATAGTATCGTTGGACAAGGAGCAAATAATATCTCACAAACTACGATGATAGGGCAAGCAACCCAGATATTAAATGGTATATGGAACGGAATAACAAATTCTAACCCATTACCTAATACCCCTATGAGTGTACCAGCTCCTTCTGACAAGTTTGTAGAACATATGGGTAAAGACCAACAATCGGTCTTATTTAATAATCTTAATTATAATAGATATAGGCCCGATTATACTAGAGTAGAGGTAGATTCTTCCCTAGAAGCACCCCTTTCAAACTATTACGTTGGTAGTAAGAACACAGAACCTGGATTAATACAGTCACCAATAGATGCTACCCCTAAAGATGTTTTTGGTAGACAAATGAGAGCTTTAGTTTATGGACCTTCTGAAGTTTATAAAGAATGGGATAATGTAGATGGTAGAGCTTTATGGAGATACTACCAACTTGGTTCATTAGGTAGTGCTATGATAGATGGCGGTACTATTGAGGGTGGGTTTACGTGGTTTGGTAGAAACTCAGTACAATCATTAGACTCATCTATGATGTTCTTTTCCACAAGGTCGGATTTAAAACCTAAAAAGAAAGGGGGGTTATTAGATTATACACAAAAATTAATAGATTCAGCACCATCTTATGGTGGGGCAAAATGGAAACACGCTGGTAACGCTATAGACCAGGTAGCCAAAGTTTTTAACGACGGTTATAAAAACATATCAAAAGGTTCTAGAGTGGTAGATTTTTCACCAGGAGAAGTTGTTTGGAATTGTGTCGAATATTGTAGAGCTTGGACAAAAGATAGGCCTTATACTAGTTATAAGAATTTAGTTAGGTCAAAGGGTAACCAATGGAAAAACACGGATTCTATATTAGACTCCACATTCAATTTAAATATAGCACCGACTAATCTTGATGGTGGTAAGTCAACTACGATGCCTGATGGGACTAAAGTTAAAAAGTATATGTTTGCTATTGAAAATTTATCATGGAGAGGTACAAGTGAACATACCAAACTACCCGCTTCTGAAAAAGGACCAAACGGTGGAAGAATAATGTGGTTCCCACCTTATGATATATCAGTTGGTGATACAAACTCAGCAAGTTGGAGTAGTACAAATTTCTTAGGTAGACCAGAACCGATATACACTTATAATTACACAGAAAGGTTAGGTACTCTTTCTTGGAAAATAGTAGTTGACCATCCAGCAATACTTAATGCGATAATTGATACACAATTAAAAGGAATCCCAGATGTTGAAGCTGATGCGGTCCTAGACGCTTTTTTTACTGGGTGTAAAAAGTACGACATATACCAACTAGCAGAACAGTACCCAAACTTAAGTTTTGAATTTCTTAGTCAAATACAAATAGCTTTAGCTGGTGGTTCACCAGATGTTACAGACGATGTTAATGCTGACCCAAATAATACCACATTAAATCATTTATCTAGTGAAAAAGATATAGGTGGAACACAAACAGAAAAAGAAGCTCAAGATATTGAAAATAATCAAAATGAGGACGCTGAAAAAAGTCACTTAGATGTGAAGAACGTAAATCAAGGTACTGTAAATTCAGGATTTCGTATAGGGTATACAGACAAAAGAGCTACTGTAACTAGTATAATTAGAAAACTATTAGGGGAATCAAACTATTTCACCTTCTTAAAAGAACAATATCCATTCCTATACCAATCAATGAGAGACAATTTAAAATTCTTTCATCCTGGATTCCATTCTATGACCCCTGAGGGACTTAATTCTAGGTTGACTTTCTTACTACAATGTGTTCGACCAGGGAAAACCATCCCTACCGTAACAGAACAAGGTACTACAATAGTTGATGCTGATAACACCGCTTTTGGTCCCCCACCTGTATGTGTACTTAGAATAGGGGATTTTTACCACTCTAAAGTGATTTTTGACTCCATAAGTTATTCATACGATGAAAACCTATTAGATTTAAACCCAGAAGGTATTGGAGTACAACCTATGATAGTTAGTGTACAAACTAACTTTAAATTTATTGGAGGGCAAGGCCTTGCTGGACCAGTTAGTAAATTACAAAACGCTCTATCTTTTAGTTATTTTGCAAACACAGAACTTTACGATGAAAGAGCACAAAAACAAAGTGTATCCGATTTCTCATCTATGAAATCACTAGACGAAATAGCCAACAACTTCGGAAACTTCTTTAAGAAACCTGAGGGTGGTACAGACGCTTCTGATGGTGAAACTGGAGAGACAAATAAAAAAGAATCACATTTAGATGAATAATGGTATTAACGGGAGAAACTAAATATAAAACTATCTATAATACGTTTTTAACGGACGCTAAAAACTATAGTGAATTTATTAATTCTGGGTTTATAGGGTTATATACACAAAAAGGGCATGGAGTGTTGGAAGAAAGTTTTAGACATGTAAAATATGAATGGGGTAATATTATGGACACAAGTATGGATTTGGTTGGGTTTCCAGTTGACGCTTTAAAAAGACTTGAAGGTAAATATAGAGAACTTCATAACTCTATAACGGCACAGACTACAGGAATACAACAAGAAATCCCTTTTGGTGCTAATGTAGATGATGAGGAGTATGTGAAGAAAGTGTTATTAAAACACGCTAAGAGTTCTTGGAAAGACTTAAGAGGGTTGTTACTACAATTTTTAATAGAACTAAAAGAAAGACAATTAAAATTAACAAATTCTGTAGACAAGTTAAACCTGATATCATCAGGTGTGGGGGGTTACTTAAGTGGAAGTTCTAATAACGGACTAGTTAACTTTAACTTAACCACAGGTACAAGTACCACCAACCTACTATCAGACGTTTCCGCAACATCAAAAACACTAGAAATATTTTGTTCTAACGCCTTTGGTTCTGTAGGTCATGAATATACTGACAGTTTAACATACCCTAATGAATACTTATTTTTTATTGATAAATTAATGAGTGATAAGATTATAAGGTATATGGATTCACACCATAGATATGAATACGCAAAAGAACTAATATCTTACAGAACTAACGAATTAATAACTAATTTAACTAAAACTAGAACAAAATATAGTGATGGTTTAAAACAGGAGATTGTAGACCCATATAAAATAAATTTATTAAAGTTTGCCATAACATTATTAAATTATGACACAAAGAAATATAAAAAATATTTTGATAAGGTAGAGTTGCCAGACAAACTAAAACAACTTAAAGGTATACCTAAAGCTAAAGATAATTTTGAAGTTAACTTTACACAAACTAATAGTGAGTTATCATTAGTAAGGAGGTTTTTTGATTCTACTGTAATGGGCACTAATAACAGTAGTTATAATTTAAAAATAACAAAAAATATAAGTATAACATAATATGTCGTATTATAATAGATATAAAAATTTTAAGATTAATGGTATAACAAAAACTGTACCTTTGATAGAAATACCTAAAAAGAGTTCCGATAAATATTTAGTATATAAAGTTGGTAGGAGTAGGTTAGATAAAATGTCACAGCAAGTTTATGAAACCCCGTATTTTGGGTGGTTAATTTTACAAGCAAACCCCGAATATGGAGGACAGGAATGGAATATTAATGATGGTAGAATAATTAGAATTCCTTTTCCATTAACAGTTAGTTTACAAGACTACAAAAGTGAATTAGATAAACATTTCTTATATTATGGCAGATGATATTATTAACTCTAGTGAGAAAGTATATGTTGAACAAGTTTGTGACAATCTAGTTTTAATAGACCCAAATAAAATAACGAGTGCTAACGGACAAAGTATAGAAGATAGGTTAGTTAGGCACGAAGATTTAGTAATTTATGTAAATTTAGTAGCAAGAGTAATACCTAGGTCTAAGTTAATAGTAGGTCAAGGAGCTTCTGACACTGGGGTTAAAATAGATTTATTTGACGGTGAGATTAATTTTTTAAAACCAGTTGGTAAAAGTTCTTTAGATAGTGACTGGACAGAAGGGTTTACCGACCCATCCGTGAATAAAATCCAAAGACACGAAGATACCACCGAAGACGGACAAACCTTTTTTTCTAAAACTATAGATAATAAAAACGACTTCCAAGGATTTGGGATTAAAAATATAGAGATAAAAATAAGTTCTTCCTTTGTCCCACAAGTAGATATAACTTTTGTTGATATTAGAGGTAAAACATTATTTGAACAAGCAGAAACCAACACCCCATACACAGCTTTCTTCCATTTACCATACCCACAATTCGATTTAACAATCAAAGGGTACTATGGTCAGGCAGTAAAATACCAACTAGCGTTAATTAATTTTCAAGCCAGTTTTGATTCCTCTTCTGGTGATTATAATATAACAGCTAACTTTATTGGTAATCATATAGCTTTATTAAACGACATAAACCTACAACAAGCTATGTTAGCTCCATATTTGTACCCAGCAACTAGACAAGTTTCTAGTAATGAGGACCCACAAGCGAACGGACTGGGTAGAAAAATATTGGATGACGTATATAAAATCTATAAAGAATTAAAATACATAGAACCAAATTTTCCACATTTAACTATATATGAATTAATTGGTAGGGTTGAATCGTTTACCGATAATTTAAAGAATAATTTTAAAAAAGTAGACTTACAATTTACAAATGACCAAACCATATACCAAGCAAAACTTAAAAGTTTTTATAATGCTATTTTTGGGACTAATGGTTGGGTTGAAAATTGGTCGGTAGATAGAAATAATGACATACCACTAGATGTTAGTGTAGGTTCAGCAAGTGGTGATGGTAAAAGAGTGATAGCTACAGCTATTAGGTTAAATGAAACAACTACAGAATACATTCAAAAGGCTGAAAGTAAACTAAGATATATTCTAGAAGGGTATCAAAAAGTATTAGGTGAAAATAAAACATTTGGTTTAGATAAAGGTCCCGCTTCGGTTAACCTAATAAGAGATTTTAAATTAGAAAACCAAAGAGCTAGAAGTACCAACGCAAAGAATATAAATGATGTACCTGAAGAAGGGTACTACGTTTTGGATAAAACAACTAAAAGTTTCGGTGGGGTGTTTACGAGAGTTCTAGAGGAATTTGAAAAAAATCACAACATAATCCAAGAAGAGGTAACTAAGAAAATTAATAGGGTATTTAAAGAGAGTCTAACAATAGACCCAACCATCAGAAACTTAACCGCTGTTGTAATAGCTGGTGTTGACACTTATTTAAGAATACTCGATAGAGTGCATGAATTAGCGTTTGAACAGAGAGACAACCCTGATAGAGTTAAAGCAGTTATAACTGATAAGAAAATGTATAAAGATGCCGTAAAAGGGGAACATACTGTATTTCCTTGGCCCCAATACTATGAATTTGATGATGAATCAAATAAATTGGTATTGAAATATCCAGGAGCAGCGGGTAGTCTATCCACTACAAAGGCATACAGTAAAAAAACCTGGCCAGAAGTAGAGTTCATAGAGGAATATACCAAATCCGTCCTTACGAGAAAGAATTTAGTACAAGAACCAATGAGTAATGAGGTTAAGTTTATAGAGTTAGCCCCTATATCAGTAAGAGAATTTCCATTCACCAACGAAGCTTATACGATAAAACAAAAAACTTCTATACTGTGGGAGATACTAGACAGAGCGGAAGATTTTTCAAATTACGTAGGAGTCACAGGTTACCAATTAGGTAAACCCGCTCAACTAGGTGCCGTCATGATGGAAGCTGGAGATAATGATAGTAAGAATTTAGAAACATCTATTAAAGAGGATATAGACTTAGGAGAATTTTTCCAAGGTAATACGTTTGATTACGATTCTTTATTAAAGGAATTAGAGAAATTATCACCGGATAGATACAAATTATATGAAAATGCTTACATAAACACACCTTATTTAAATAACAGAGTTAATGTGAGCAATATAAAAGATACTAATTTTGGACTGTATCCCACGTCTAGTGTGAAAGAACAATATACAAATAATGGAAATTATATAGATTATAAAAAGCTTTACATGGAAAGTAAAAAAACAAAAGATGGGTTCTTTGATTTTTTTCCTTTTAATTTTACAACACCTAGTTTATTTTCTAAATTAGCTGATGGTGGTAATCTAGCTTCAGGGACAGACTTCTTCATTATAGATGAATTAGATATGCCTGCACAAACAAATGTGTATGGCACAGAAAACCACAAATTATTTTTTTCAAATCTAAATTGGGAATCAGATAAGTATGGTAATTTTGGTATAATTACAAAACCAGACCAACTGGACGTTATAAAGACATTTGTGGGGGTCAGCGACTGGTTAGAGTATTATGACACTACTGAACAAGATATACTGTTACAACCTCTAACAGAAGGTATAAACAATACTTCAGGCTTAAAACAATGTGTGTCTATGTTAAACACACCTTGGTTTGCAAATGCAATACATAAGGCAAACCTGAAGGAAACCACACCGTCACCAACTCCGTACACGGAAGCAGCTTATTTATTTTTAAATTCATTACCGGTAAGTAGTACTTTAGAAAAAGTAATAAAAGATTTTGATTCAAAAAATCAATATGGTGGGTATGTCGCACAATTAATTAAACAATTAGCCGGTTATCACGAACTACCATATTCTTTTATTTTAAAAATAGGTTCACTTTGGTGGAACTATAAAAACAATGGAACTACACCAGAAGAAGATAGTGTGTTCGGTGGTTTAGGTGCTATAGATGGTGTAGATACTGGAGCAGATGGTAATATCGCGTGTGACAAATGGTATGTAGACCCAGGTCAAGCAAATGGATTCGGATTTTATGATTTTACAAATGACGGTAATATATTACCAGGTTTAAACACCACAAATGTAACTTTAGGGTTTTGGCCACGACTTATAGACGTAACCCATAATATTATTACAGGTAAAAACATACTAAGTCCTGTAGGTAGTTGGATTCCAGTAGCTGACGTACAGAGTAATTTTTTAAGTTCATTCCAACTAGAGATGCAAAAAGAAGAAAATCTATCTTTTACACAAGGTGGTTTATCCTATGATTTTTATACAACTTTCGCTGATTCAGCTACAATAGGGAATGTGGGGGTAAAAGATTTAGACCCAAACGTAGAACCGTACTATATTCTTTACCCATCTGCGGGAGGTTTGGTAAATACCGATTTAAGCTTTATGGGGGATAACATAAACACTGCTGGGTTTGATGGTAGTGCTAGATTTTTGTGGGCTGGAGCTGGTTACGGTTCATTTGACGTACAAGGAGGGGTTCCCGGTACCTATGGAGCTATATATGGTTTTGTACCAGCATGTAGTTACCTTAAAAGAATTAATATAACAAAACCGGAACAAGAAGCTTGGAACCTAAATTTAGTTGGTGGGTCTGATACTTTTAGTGAGTTATTATCCGTATTTCCAAAACAAGTTTTAGATGAGTTTGAAACACAATTTTTAAATTTTTCAGAACCACAAAATCCAGACGCTAGTATTGTAGAAGGAAAATACACTGAGTTTAAAAGTATATTTAGAGATTTTATGTTACTTAAAAAATCTGAAGTAGAATCGGAATCACCCAAACCAACAACAGAAGAATTAGCCAAAAGTCAATATAAAAAATTCTTAAGTGTATGTAGAATCTTTTTAAATCAGTCAGTAATTTACAAACATGGGTCTGTGAATGGATGGGATATAACAGTACCACTAACTTCTTTAACGTCAGACACAACAACAACAAAATCACTAATATTTTATCTTTTAGATAAGGGTACATTAAAAACTTATATGCCATTACCTAAGTATGATAATGCAGTTCCAAGTCCAACAGCAGGTTTTACATTAGATATTTCTGAGTGGGTCTTCCCAAGACCGACACCACCACTACCACTTACAGGGTTCCTATCAAAAGTGCAAATATGTTTTGATTTTTTTAAGAATTATGACATATCACATATATTGGTGTTACAATTTGCCCCAATACTTAAATTATATCTAACTTTTACAGAAAAGAATTCACCAGGTGGTAACGTTGGAATGACTAAGAGTGATTTTGACGTAATTTTGAAGAATCAATTACGGGCTATGGAAGATACCACCAAAGCATACACCAATACATTTTTTAAATCTATCGCTAAAATGGACCCATTAAAAGCTTTAGATGATAGTCCCACTGGAGGTAGCGATACCGATGATGAAAGACCTAAAGTGATAGCAGACAATTTAAAGTTAGAATTGTACCAGGTATTTAAAACATTTAACGATAAATGGATATCAGGCACCAAAGTACAAGGTGTGGATGTCAATACAAGTAGGACAGCAGGTACTAATATACCTTTTCACAATACCATTATGGAGAGGTTTATGTTCTTAGATAACGGTAATAGAGATATAGGAAGTGAGGCTATTATTGATATATATGCATTTTTAGGGTTAGACACACCATTTACGGACGAACCAAGTACATCTGTTAAACAGACTATCGCTGGATTTATGAGTAGTATATGTGCATCAAATGGTTTTAATTGGATAGCATTACCATCATATGTTAATTTTTATAACATGCAAGGTAACAACACACAAGCACAAGGAGATACTATGTTTGGTGCTTTTAAAGAGGTTGACACTACAAAGTCTTCACCTAAATACCTGTGTCAATATGTGGGTAAACCATCTGAGAGCTTGGATATAAAAAGTTTTAACTATGGTTATAATAATGATTCGTTTGTTTTGAACAGAACAAACCCAAACCCATTATGTGGTCCGATACCTAAGACTGAAGAGGAAAGACAATTAAGTAATAAGATTATGGCTTTCGCTGTTGATTTTGGAATACCAAACCAACAGATATTTGAAAGCATTGCTTTATCCCAATCTGAATTTCCAAACACAAGTGAGTCTTTTAGAATCCTAGAGGACCTAGGTAAAATGGCCAGTGGGTCCAAAGTCTCAACAAACTCTTTAAATTTATTTAATTTATATAAATCTAGGTCGTATAAATGTTCAGTAACCTGTATGGGTAACGCATTAATTCAACCAACAACCTATTTTCAACTAAGATATGTTCCTATGTTTAGTGGTCCATACCTTATCATGGATGTTAGTCATAGTTTATCTCCTAATGATATGACAACAACATTTACTGGAGTTAGGGTTGGTATTACTAGTTTACCTAAAGTAACTGATTTACTTACGACTATACAAACTAAATTAATAAAACATTTTGACGTAATAGATGATGTAGAACCACCTTCTAAACAAGACATTTCATTAGATGCCCACAATCTAACAGAACAAGAGATTGCTAATAATGTGATTAATACTGAAGAAGATTTTACTGAGTTAGACTTCCCAATACAAGACCCGCTCGACCTAAATAAAATTTTAAACCCGAAACCCTTCCAAGCTTTTTGGGCAAAAAGAACAAAAACCAATTCAACAACCGGACTTAAGTTTTCATATAACCATAAAGGGATAGATTACCTACCTAAAGCAGAGTTTGACGCTGAAGACATTTCTATTGTATCACCAGTTTCTGGTATTATTTCAGGAAAAGGTACTGGATGTTTCCCTCGTAAATCTGCTAAGGATGATAGTATTACTGGTAATGCATGTCCTGGACCACCTGGTAGTGGTTATGGTAATTATATGTGGGTTGATAAGGTATTAATTAAACAATCAGATGTGACCGCTTGGGTAGAAGGAGCAACTTCTAAATACCAATTTAGGATAGCTCATCTAAAAGAGAAAACAATATCTAATCTTGCGATAGGTGCAGGCATTACTAAAGGGACTAGGGTAGGAATAATGGGGACTACCGGAAACTCATCAGCGAGACACTTACATTATGAGATAAGAAAATATGTAATTAATAAAAAGTTGGGTGAAGATGAGATTTTCTTGAATCCTAATAACTTTAGTTCCGACTATATTAAAGAAGAAAAGACAGTATAGAGATTTTATTTATTCTTCTTAATATTTATATAATAAATAATACTATGATAACAGAAAATTTAAAAGGAAAATTAGATAATTTTTTAGGGAAAAACACAAACATTGTTGAAAAATCTAGCACTATAGATGGTGAATCTAAAGAAGTGTGTGATTTAGACACTGGTATTTGTTACACTATAAGAAGTAGAGACGGATTAATAGAAAGAGTAGAAAATGAAACCAGAGTCAATAGAAAGGTTCAGGTAGAATCACCTAATGGGGAGGTAAAACAATTATTAAATGGATAACTTAGAGAAAAGTCTAAAAGAAGAGGTTAAAAGATTTAACCAAATAGGGTACAATTCTATGAACCTAGAGGAACAAACATTAGGTACTGTAGGTGGGGGTTCTGGTTTTATGTCAAAACAAGGAGGGTCCCCTAGATTAGAAAAATTTAAAGCAAGACAATTAGAAATGTCTGAACAAGAAGACCCAGAAGCAGCTATTGAAGATGAAGAGACAATGGACGATGTAAGTTCATTTGCTGAAATGGGTGTAGGTGACGAAGAAGTTGCTGTCGATATAGAAGGGGAACTTGGGGCTACAGATGCACCACCACCGCCACCACCGCCACCAGCAACAACACCAGTACCAGAAGCACCAGCAGCAGAAACAACAGAACCAGTAGCGGACGAAGATACTACCGAGGTAGAAGTTACCGATTTGGTGGACAAACAAGAATCTATAGAAAATTCATCAGTAGAAACTAATGAAAAACTAGACACATTAATGGGTATGTTAGATGGTATGGAAGATAAATTAGAAGGGATGGACGAATTAATGGGTCAAATCACTAGTCTAGAACAAAAAATAGAAGAATTCAGACCACAAACTGAACGAGAAAAAATTAATAACAGAAAAATGGATTCAGGTCCGTTTAACAAATCAGTTGCTGATTTTTGGGACGATAGTCAAGAAAAGTTTGAGCAACAAGGGAAACAAGAATATATTTTAACACCAGAAGATGTTGATAATTTCTCAGACACGGAAATTCAAAAAAGTTTTAACGTTTGATAAACCATAAAAAATAATTTATAATTAAAGCTCTAACCTAGTTAGGGCTTTTTTTACGGAATTATTTATCCCAATATAATTGACAACCCCAAATAAGTTAGTTATTATTATCCAAGAAATTAACTATTAAATAAAAATAAAATATTATGAGTTCAAGCCTAGACGCTGTATTAGCCCAATACGAAAAAAACAAACAAACAACATCTTCAAAACCAAGAATGTCGGATGAAGATAGATTAAAACAATATTTCACTATCGCACTACCTAAAGGTGTTAAACAAGGTGAAAAAAGAATTAGAATTCTACCAACAACAGACGGTAGTTCTCCATTTAAAGAAGTATTTTTCCACAACACACAAGTACAAGGTAGATGGATGAAAATTTATGACCCAGGTAAAGACTCCACAGGGAAACCAACAGGTGAAAGAAGTCCATTAAATGAAGTAGAAGAAGCTTTAAGATTAGCTGGTGATGAACAATCAAAAGAATTAGCAAGAAATTATCGTTCACAAAAATTTTACATAGTAAAAATTGTTGATAGAGATAAGGAAGAGGATGGTGTTAAGTTCTGGAGATTTAAACATAATTGGAAAGGTGATGGACCAATTGACAAAATTATACCTATTTGGAGAAATAAAGGGGATATTACGGATATCAATGAAGGGAGAGATTTAATTCTTATTTTACAAGCAGTACCGTTACCAGGAGGAAGAGGTGAATACACAACAGTATCATCAGTAATGTATGAAGACCCAGGAAAACTATCGGAGAATGTTTCAGAATCTGAAGAGTGGGCATCTAACGAAAAAATTTGGAAAGATGTGTATTCACAAAAACCAGTTGAGTACTTAGAAGCTATATCTAAAGGGTTAGACCCAGTTTGGGATAGTGAGTTGAAAAAATATACTTACGATGACCCGAACTCTAAAACAAATAGTACAGTTGATATGAGTTCAACTAGTACTTCGAAAGACCCACAAGAAAACGAGAAAGTAGACGAAGACTTACCATTTTAAATTTTTAACAAATGGCATTAAAGAAAAGAAGTTTTTCAGAGATAAAGAGCAAATTCTCTAAGAAGGCTAAATTTAAATCAGACAAATTTTTTAACCTAGGACCAGCATTCCTTGACGCAACAGGAATACCTGGTCCAGCAATGGGTCATTTACAAATGTTTTTAGGACATTCAGACACCGGTAAAACCACAGCACTTATTAAAACAGCTGTAGATGCACAAAAGAAAGGCGTATTACCAGTAATAATAATAACCGAACAAAAATGGGGGTTTAATTATGCAAAGTTACTGGGTTTTGATTGTGAAGAAGTAGTAGATGAAAGTACTGGTGAGGTAGATTGGGAAGGGTTTTTCTTATTTAATAATGACTTCCAATACATAGAACAAATCACGGATTATATTAATGAATTGTTAGATGCTCAAGAAAAAGGTGATTTAGATTACGATTTGTTATTTTTATGGGATTCAGTTGGTTCAATACCGTGTAAGATGACTTTTGAAGGTAAGGGTGGTAAAATGCACAACGCAGCTACCTTAGCTGATAAAATAGGTATGGGTATCAATCAAAGAATAGGAAAATCTAGAAGGGAGGACTCAAAACACACAAACACACTAGTAGTGGTAAACCAACCTTGGGTAGAATTACCCGATAACCCTTTTGGTCAACCAAAGATTAAAGCAAAGGGTGGTGAAGCTTTATGGTTAAATTCCACATTAGTTTTTAGATTCGGTAATCAAAAAAATGCTGGTACAACAAATATTTCAGCGGTTAAAGAAAAAAGAAAGGTTAAATTCGCAACAAGAACTAAGATAACTATTATGAAAAATCATGTTAATGGTTTAGGTTATGAAGATGGTAAAATTTTAATAACACCACACGGATTTTTGGCAGGGAAAGAAGCTTCGGAAGAAAAAAAATCAATAGAAAATTATAAACAAGAACACGCTACCTTTTGGTCTGACCAATTAGGCGTTGGTGGTGAATTCGACACAAAAATAGATAAAGAAAATGACTAATATAAAAGTAGGGAAAAAAGTTAAAGTGCATTACATAGGTACTCTTAAAGATGGTAAAGAATTTGACAATTCAGTTGCTAGAGAAGAACCATTAGACTTTAATATAGGTGATGGTAAAGTACTAAGAGATTTTGAAAATACTGTTAGAAGTATGGAAGTAGGTGAAAAAAAATCTATACATATACCGATAGATAAGGCGTATGGAGAAGTTAACCCGAAGGCCGAGATAAAGGTACCAAGAGAAGATTTCCCACCAGAATTTAGATTTATTATTGATGAAAGAATACAAGGTAACACAAAAGGTGGTAAACCAGCAACAGCTACGATTGTTGAGGTTAGTAAAAAAGAAGTGACTTTAGATTTGAATCACCCATTAGCTGGTGAAGATTTAAATTTTGAAATTGAACTTTTAGAAATAGAAAAATAGTATTTAACCCTTTAAGTAAAAAAAATTGACTAAAACTCTTCTTGTTGATGGAAACTCACTACTACAGTTAGGGTTTCACGGATTAAAAAACTTCCAAGACAGAAACACAAATCTTGGAGCTGTTTTTTATTTTCTAAATACTATAAAAAAATTAATAACAGAATATAGTTTTAATAAAGTTGTAGTTACTTGGGATGGCCCAAAAAACTATGAAAGTAGAAGAAAAGTTTATAAAAACTATAAAATTAATCGAGCAAATAAAAGATTAAGTGATGAACAAACCGAATCACTATATTCCCAAAAAGTAAGAACAAAACAATACCTAGAAGAAATTTTTATAAGACAATGTGAGTTTGCGGGTCATGAAGCTGACGATTGTATAGCTTTTTATTGTTTAAATAATAACAGTGAAGAGGTAACAGTACTAACCAACGACAGAGACTTAACCCAATTAGTGTCGGACAGTGTTAATTTAAAATTTTTAAATCATCCAGATATTATTAAAAAGGGTGATAAAATTAAATTTGAAAAACATTTTATACCAGTAGAAAACATAAAGGTTATTAAAATCGTATGTGGTGATTCTTCTGATGATATAAGTGGTATAAAGGGTGTTGGGATAAAAACAGTTATAAATACAGTACCCGAAATATTAGAAAAAAATATAACTCTTGAATATTTTTTATATAAATGTAGAGACAAGTACCTTAAGGGTGAAAGTAATTTTAGAGTTAATAACATAATAAAAGGAATCACTAAAGAAGGTGAGTTAGGGAAGGATTTCTTTGAAAGAAATAAATTTTTGGTAGACCTTAGTAAAACCCTACTACCAAAAGAATCTCAAAAAGAGATTGAAGAATTAATAAGTGAAAATATGGACCCAGAAGGTCGTTCCTATAAAAACTTATTAAGAATGATGATGGAAGATGGTTTATTTAATTTTATTGGAAATTCCGATGAATCTTTCTTAAACTTTACTAAGCCATTTTTAATGTTAACAAGAATAGAAAAAAATAAATTTAAAAAAATTTTATAAAATGAAACAATTTGAAGAAAAAGAAAAGTTTGAATTCGTATTATCGATAAACGATAATATTATATGCCAAAGATTTTTTACAGTTAGAAACCACAATCCCGAAACGGTGAAGTCAATAGAGCTTTATGATTGTGTTTATGACGTAAAAGATTTAATATCCAAAAAATTAATTTTAAAAACCGTAGATATTATTGACGAATTTTTTAAAGAGGATGTGTCAAAATTACAGGACGTGAAAGACAATTTTACGATAGCTATTAAAAAAGGTAACACTATAATAATGGAAAGAATTTTCCCTGCCGACATATACCCCCCTAAAGTAAAATTTTCTGTAGATATAAGACCACAAATTTCTTACATCTTAAGAGAACTAACTGACGTTTTGTCATCAAGAGAACCTTATTGTTATTACCTAGATAAGCAACTTTAATTAGTAATTTTAGTATTTATTTTTAAACAACAACATATGACAAACACTGAAAATTTTGGGTACCTCGGACACAACTTCCAACTGAAAATATTAAATTTAATTATAACTGATAAATTATTTGCACAGTCTATAGTTGATAGTATACAACCTAAGTATTTTGACAACCAATACTTTAAGTTGATTATGCAGATGATGAAGGAGTATTATGAAAAGTACCAGTCACTTCCATCGTTTGAAGGTATAGAACAATTAACACAATTAGAAATTTCTTCTGAAATGGCTAAAAAATGTGTTATTGATATGTTAAAAGAAATAAAAGATTCTTCTTTTGAGGACCATTTGTTTATAAAAGAAAAAACAATAAAATTTTGTAAACAACAAGAATTAAAAAAAGCTATTAGAAAGGTAGAAACTATATTAGAAAAAGGTGACTTTGAAAGTTATGATTTATGTGAAGAGTATATAAGAGAAGCTATTAGTATTGGAGAAGGGGACGAAGGAACAATGGAAGTATTTCAAAACCTAGAAGACGTTTTAAAGGAAGATTATAGACACCCAATCCCTACTGGGATAGACGGCATCGACAATTTATTAAATGGTGGTCTAGCAAAAGGTGAGTTGGGTGTTATCCTAGCACCTACTGGGGTTGGTAAAACTACCATACTAACAAGATTCGCTAACACAGCTTTTAATATGGGATATAACGTTCTACAAATATTCTTTGAAGATAACCCTAAAATTATACAAAGAAAACATTTTACTTGTTGGACAGGAATAGAACCTCAAAAACTAAGTGAACATAAAGAAAAAGTACTTTCTAAAGCTGATGAGATGAAAACAAATGGTGGTAAGTTAATATTAAAGAAGTTGGCTTCGGACGAGTTTACTATCGCTCAAATTAAAAACCAAATCAGAAAAATAACAGCAGAAGGTGTTACTTTAGATATTGTGGTTTTAGACTATATAGATTGTGTTATACCAGACAGAAGTTATAATGACGAATGGAAAGGTGAAGGTTCGGTTATGAGGAAATTCGAAGGTATGTGTCATGAATTAAATTTAGTTGGTTGGACCGCAGCACAAGGTAATAGGTCCTCAATCTCCTCTGAAGTGGTAACAACAGACCAAATGGGTGGGTCTATTAAAAAAGCTCAAGTAGGACATGTCATAATTTCAGTAGCAAAAACACTACAACAAAAAGAACTTGGGTTAGCTACTATCGCTATTACAAAGTCTAGGTTGGGTCAGGACGGTATCATATTTGAAAACTGTACATTTAACAACGCCACATTGGAAATAGACACCCAATCGACACAAACCTTCTTAGGTTTCGAAGAAGACAAAACACAAAGAAACCGAAAAAGAGTAATGGATGCTCTGGAAAGAAGAGAAAAAGTATTAAATAAATAAAATAAAAATAAAAAATATGGAAATTTCAAACAAAATTTTATCGGATATAACTGTCCATATGAAGTACGCAAAGTACGTACCAGAGCTAAATAGAAGAGAGACGTGGGATGAATTAGTTATACGAAACAAAGCCATGCATATAAAAAAATACCCAGAACTAGAGGGTGAAATACAAGAAAAATACAAACTAGTTCATAATAAGAAGGTGTTACCATCAATGAGGTCAATGCAATTTGGAGGAAAACCAATTGAGATAAGCCCTAATAGGATTTATAATTGTGCATACCTACCATTAGACCATATAGATTCGTTTAGTGAAACAATGTTCTTATTATTAGGTGGGACCGGTGTTGGGTACTCAGTACAAAAACACCACGTAGAAAAATTACCAGTAATAAGTAAACCATACCCAAAAAGAAAACGCAGATTCTTAATTGGTGACTCAATTGAAGGTTGGGCGGACGCAATTAAGGTTCTAATGAAATCGTATATGAATGGTGGTGGTTCTAGAGTGGAATTTGATTTCACAGATATTAGAGCTAAAGGAGCACGACTTGTGACCTCAGGAGGGAAAGCACCAGGACCTCAACCATTGAAAGAATGTTTAGTTAAGATTGAAGGTATATTAATAGAAAAAGAAAATGGAGACCAATTAACAACACTAGAAGTTCATGACATTATCTGTTATATAGCTGATGCTGTACTAGCTGGTGGTATTAGAAGAGCAGCTTTAATTAGTTTATTTTCAGCAGACGATGACTCCATGATTGGGTGTAAAGCTGGTAATTGGTGGGAATTAAACCCACAGAGAGGTAGAGCAAACAACTCAGCATGTTTAATGAGACACAAAATCACCAAAGAATTTTTTATGGGGTTATGGAAAAGAGTTGAGTTATCAGGAGCCGGAGAACCAGGAATATACCTAAATAACGATAAAGATTGGGGAACTAACCCATGCTGTGAGATTGCGTTAAGACCATATCAGTTTTGCAACCTATGTGAAGTTAATGTTTCAAATATCGAATCACAAGAAGACCTAAATGAACGAGTAAAAGTTGCAGCTTTTATAGGGACACTTCAAGCTGGATATACATCATTTCATTATTTAAGAGAAGTTTGGCAAGAGACCACAGAGAAAGATGCTTTAATTGGGGTGTCAATGACGGGAATTGGTTCTGGTAAAGTTTTTGATTATGATATGAAAAAAGCTGCTAGTTTAGTTAAAAGAGAAAATACTAGAGTTTCTAAATTACTAGGTATTAACCAAGCAGCTAGAACAACAACAGTTAAACCAGCTGGTACAACATCATTGACATTAGGTACGAGTTCTGGAATTCATGCATGGCATAATGATTATTATGTTAGAAGGGTTAGGGTTGGTAAAAATGAGTCAATTTATGTTTATCTAAATATTAACCACCCAGAATTACTAGAGGACGATTATTTTAGACCTCATGATACAGCTGTGATTAGTATACCACAAAAAGCACCTTCAGGTTCAATATTAAGGACCGAATCACCTTTTGACCTATTAGAAAGGGTTAAGAAAGTTGCTACAGAATGGGTACGTTCCGGACATAGAAAAGGGTCTAACAGTCACAATGTTTCAGCGACAATAAGTTTGAAAGATAATGAATGGGATGCTGCTGGAGAATGGATGTGGGAAAATAGAGACCACTACAATGGGTTAGCTGTCTTACCTTACGACGGTGGAACATACACTCAAGCTCCTTTTGAGGATATTACAAGGGAACGATATGATGCATTGATGAAACCATTAACAGATATTGATTTGACTAAAGTTATAGAATTAGACGATAATACTGATTTATCTGGTGAATTAGCTTGTTCTGGTGGTAGTTGTGAAATTGATGTAGATTTAAAATCGTTGAGTGTTGACATTAAAGAAGTGGAAGCAAGTTAAATACAAACGTAAAAGAAAATGAGACTAAGAAATAAACATGATAGGTATAAGTTAGTTGAGGAAGATTTAATAATGGATGAAGGGATGGAACGTGAACGTATAACTGAGTTACCCACACAGAGGGAAATCATAGAACACAATAGGAAACATTGTAGGGATTATATCACGTTATCTAATTATACAGAAAAAATGTCCCTAGTGTCCAAAAACTTACTAGAGAAACTAAAAGACTTTGATTACTGGAAAGAATGGAGAAACAAGTGAAACTAAAAGACTTTGACTACTGGAAAGAATGGAAGAATTAGAAGGGGTTTATATTTATAATAGTAATGAAACATCTAATTAAAAAAATATTAAGAGAAGAATCTTATTGGCAAGTAAGTGACGACGATAAGTGGAATAGTTTAGAAAAGGACTTAAGACATGTTGTTGAACGTTTAATTGAACGACATAAAGATAGTTGGGGAGGTGACCAATATGCTGTAATGGGTGCTATAGAACAAGTATTAGAAGGCATGTTTCAGAAAGTTGATAGATAAACCAAACCAAAGTATTTATTTAATATGACAATAGCTAGAGAAAGATATGGGATAGCATTTCCTTTTAACGATAGTGATAGTGGGTTTTTTTTAAAAACAACTACAACTGTAGCTGAGGAAACTAAAAGTGATTTAATACATTTAGTCCTCACAAGAAAAGGGTCAAGATACTTTTTACCAGATTTCGGGACCAGACTATATGAATATGTGTTTGACCAACTAGACACTACAACCTTCCAAGCTATAGACTCCGAACTAAGAGACGTAATAAAAAAATACATCCCTAATATTGTTGTTAATGAAATAAAAATACAGAGTCTAGAGGAAGCTAGAGAAAATGAAAAAAATATAAACACATCCAACCACCCATCTATAGCTTCTAAAAATAGTACAGTAGATACCAATCTAGATGATAGAATTTATAGAGTAGCTGGAGATGGGACAGAAGAATACACTGCTAAAATTTTTATAGATTATAGCATAAAAGATGATATCTTTGGAACAAGAGATTTTGTTATTATAAATTTATAATATGGCAGAGAAAAAAATAGCATACACTGAAAGAGATTTCTTAGGATTAAGAAATGAATTATTAAGATTAACCCATACCTATTACCCAGATTTAATTAAAAATGCTAATGATGCGTCTATATATTCAGTATTTTTAGATTTAAACGCTGCAGTTGCGGATAACCTACACTTTAATATTGATAGGACACTACAAGAAACCGTACTAGGGTATGCTCAAGAAAGAAGTTCCATATTCAATATAGCTAGAACTTATGGTCTTAAAATACCAGGTAATAGACCATCACTAACTTTATGTGATTTCTCTATTGTTGTACCAGCAAGAGGTGATAAAGAAGATGAAAGATATTTAGGATTTTTAAGGAGAGGTGCACAAATAAGAGGTGGTGGACAAGTATTTGAATTAGTAAATGACTGTGATTTTTCATCACAATATAATGTAGAGGGAGCGGTTAATAGGACTAAAATACCTAACTTAAATTCTAATGGTATAATACAAAATTATACAATTACTAAAAGAGAGGTTGTTGTAAATGGTGTTACAAAAATATTTAAAAAAGAAATTAGAGATATAGATAGTAAACCATTTTTTAAGTTATTTTTACCAGAAAGAAATGTATTAGGTGTAACTTCTATCATACAAAAAGAAGGTTTAGGTTATACAACATTACCATCATCGTTAGAATTTATCACAGCAAAAGATAATAAGTGGTATGAGGTAGATTCTTTAGCAGAATCAGAAATTTTTGAAATAGACCCATCCACCCCAGCTGATGACCCAGGAATGAAAGTAGGGAGGTACATCCAAACCGAAAAAAGAATGGTTACTGAATTTACACCAGAAGGGTTCTTCTTTTTAACATTTGGTAGTGGTAATAATAGGTCACAAAAATTGTTGGACGAGTTTTCCAAATACGGAGTTAATGTTAACTTAAATAAATTTATGAATAACATTTCATTAGGGTCTACGGTCCAAGGTAATACCACACTCTTCATACAATACAGGGTAGGGGGTGGTAAATCTTCTAATCTAGGAGCGGGAGCTATAAATTCTTTAGGTGTTATAGACTTTGTAGTGTCTGGGCCCGTATCTACAATTAATAGTAGTGTTTCTAATAGTCTACAAGTTACTAATGTAACAGCAGCTATTGGTGGTGACGACCAAATGTCCACTGAAGAAGTTAGAAATTACGTTACATTTAATTTTGCAGCACAAAATAGAGCTGTAACAATAAATGATTATGTAGCTAGAATACGAACTATGCCAGCTCAATTTGGAGCCGCAGCAAAAGTAGGGGTTACAGAAATAGAAAATAAGGTAAAAATTAGTTTATTATCTTATTCACCTGACGGTGCCCTAACATCAAACGTAAGTTCTACACTAAAAAATAATGTAGCGGAATACCTATCTAACTATAGAATGTTAAATGACTATATAGAAGTTACATCTGCTAATGTTATAGATATTAGTTTGGATATTGATGTGGTTATAACTAACGATGTCAATCAAGGACAAGTTGTTAGTAATGTGATAAGTAGTGTAAAAGACTTTTTTGATATAGATTCTAATGAATTAGGACAGACTATTAGTTTAAGTCAACTATATGGTAAAATTTCTGAACAACCAGGGGTGTTAAATGTTATAGATGTTAGAGTGTATAATGAGGTAGGTGGCACATACTCTAATTCACAAATAAGTCAATTAACTAATCCAACAACCAAACAAATACAAGTCATAGACCAAACACTATTCTTTTTACCAGATGAAATGCCACAAATTAAATACGCTGACGTAGATATACGTGTTCGTGTAAAACAAATCGACCGACCAAACTTCTCCTAATTATTTACATAATTTAACTGTGAGTGTATTTTTGATTTTACAATAAGAAGTATTTATCATATAAACACACTAGATGTTAAAAAAATTAAGAATACGAACTGAAATAGGCGTAGATAAAGAAGTAACTTTTGATTTAACCCAGGATTTCGACTTATTAGAAATTCTAAGTTTAAACTTACACCAAACAGATGTGTACCCAAAAGACTGTTCTGAATTTGGTGTTATTTGTGGTAGAGTTATAATAAATGGGGGGTTCGGACTACCCAATGCTAAAATTTCAATATTCATTCCGTTAGACTCAAAAGACGAAGAAAACGAAGCAGTAACACAAATCTATCCTTATAAATCACAAAACTCTAGAAATGAACAGGGATATAGGTACAACCTACTACCAACAGACCCTAGTTATACGGGACACCTACCAACAGGTAGTTTCCCAAATGTGGATGACGTTCTTTTAGTTTCTGACGTTAAATATGTTTATGACAAGTATTATAAATATACCGCTAAAACAAATGATTCTGGTGACTTTATGATTTATGGAGCACCTTTGGGTGAACAATCTTTGATTATGAATGTAGATTTGTCAGACATTGGTTGTTTCTCTATGGTTCCAGAAGATTTTAAATTACAAGGATTTCCTGAAAGTGATTTTAACGGAGCAGCATTCAAAACAGGTTCTAATTTAGATTCCTTACCACAAATTGTAATGATGTCAAAATCTGTAGATATAAGACCTCTATGGGGTGATGACGAGTCAGGTTGTGGAGCAGCAATCACTAGAGCTGATTTTGATTTAAGAGACGCGGGAGCGATAGAAATAAAACCGACTGCTGTATTTATGGGTTCTATGGCTTCCGATACAGAAAAAAATTCTGTAAACAAAAAATGTAAACCTAGAAGACATATGGGTGAGTTATGCTCCTTAGTGGCTTCTCCTGGGACATTAGAATCGGTAAGATTTACACCTTTTTGGAAAAAAGAGGCAAGACCAGATGACTTTGATTTCCTTCCAGGTGTGGAAGAAGAAATACCGGTCTTAGAAAGATTTGATATTGATGGTGGATTTACTATAGACGATAATGGTGCTTGGCTAGTTAATGTCCCAATGAATTTAGACTATGTAGTAACAAATGAATACGGTGAAAGAGAATTATCACCAGACCCAACTGTGGGGGTACCTACAAAGGGAAAATACAGGTTTAGGGCAAAACCATTAGAAACAACAGGAAGTGCTCGTCAAAGAAGAAGAGGGGCATTCCTAATACCACAAATAAAAGAATATTATCGGGAAGAAGACTTTAACGTTACAATCCCCGACCCCAACCCCCTTAATCCTGGGGGTACCGTTACACTCCCCTTCACTAGAGATGTTGTTCTTTCATCTACGTATTATTTTGGTATACATTATTTTAAGTATACAGAAGCTGCTATTAATATGGGTGAACTTATCGCTTGTAAAGATGTGTTTTACGAGTTTAGATACGGAAGAGCTTATGCCGTATCACAATTTCATAATCACTGGAAAGCTAGAGCTAAGGATGCTTTTATTGGGGTAAAAGAAATAGCACCTGCAGAATCAGATGATTGTGGTGGGCAGGCTGTAAAGTTCCCGATAAATACAGCAAATAAAAATGTAAACTTCGCTATAGTAATGAATCAGTTTATAACTAGAATGATGCAGTATATATGGATAACTGTTTATTGGCTTATGGTTATAATATGCTCAGTTGTTGATATAGTTGGTGTTATTTGGGGGTTTATTACGGGTGTTATAAACACAATTGTTTGTGCAGTATGTAAAGCATGGTACTGGGCTTTTAGTGGGGGTGTAACTAGTCAGTGTAAATGTTGTTGTGACGACCCATTGAATGCCAAAATATGTTGTAAGGTAGATTTTGACGCTGCTTTTAATTGTAGTAGTATTTTTGGGTGTCTTCACTTAAGAGTAACTAAATATCCAGAATGTGATAAATGTGGTTGTTATACAGCGGCAGGTGGTGGTGGGTGTATTTCGGATTGTTATGGTAATTGTGATGATGAAGGTGAGGAAGAAGATGATTATGTTAATTGTAATGGGCCTTCTAGTGAGACATTTCATTTAGAAGATGGGTGTTATAACATAAAGTGGGATAATATACTTAGTGCTTTAGTTGGTGCGTTTGGAGATGATAAAGGACCAACCGTAGCCATCTCGGATTGGAGAAAGAGAGAAAATCTTTTTAGGTCTATGTGTGACGGTCTTATGAATTATTTCTGGAGTAATAATTGGGTAACCGGGTTTTTATACGCGTTTCAGTTTAAAGCAAAGGTAAAACCGGATAGTGATGAAGACGCAGGGTTTAAAGTTAAAATGTGTGAGGATTTGGTAGCTTTCCACCCAGAATCCCAAAATTTCTATTATAGGTGTACACCATATGAGTATGACCCAGTTACAAATACTGGTACTTTTCGGGGTGGGGCGGCTTATGACGCACATTCATTTAATGCTTGGCAACTGTTAAATCCAGTGGGTGTATTAACAATGCTTAGAGATTTAGTTAGTGTTACACCAGCTGCGGGAGCCAATAGGAGTAATATATTAGCACCTACAACTATAATGGATTTAGGTCCATTAATTGAAAATATAGGAGAAATTTGTGTTGAGACAGGTGGAGCATCTGAAGGTTGTTCTATAGCAAACGATTTAGGGACTACAAGTTTTGCGGACCCAGGAGATTTTATGTTTGACGCTATAAACGAAATAGTAAATGCAAATGACGGGATAGCTGAGATGATTAATTTAAGAACACCATTTCAGAGATATGAAAGTGGTGGTTGGTTTGCTGGTGATGGAAAAAGAAGAGAGTTGAATGGAGGAATGGCTTCCATACTTTCACAATTTAATGAGGTTGGTAGTGTAGAATATGAGAGTCCTGATGATATGAGTATGATGCTATTTGGTGCTGATGTTACAACTGGAGGGGCAAATATAGGTATATCACCAGGGACTATGTGGTGGACTGCTTATAATTTAGGTTGGGATTATAGTCCACCAGGTGAAACAACACCATACCCAGGTGGTGGTACCTATTGGACCATGGATACTTTTAATTCCCCACCCGGTTATAGTGCGTATGGAAGTCCAGACTGGGTAAATGGTTGGATACCGGAGGGACAACAATATTGGGAAGATAGGTCAGTGGGGTGTCCACACGTTGGTAATTTTGACTCAATACAACTAACAGTTGGTCTAGCATCAGGTACCACATCAAACCAATCTGGACAAGACATAAGAGATTGTTTAAATATATACCTTGACCAAACCTCACAAGTAGTGCCATTTTATAAGTGGGATAAAGGAGCCACTAACCAATTTGGTGGGGGTTACGGTTCTGATGATAGATATGAATTTGGTGATTTTATGACCGATGTGGGGGATATTGCACAGGGAGATTTCCAAAATAGGATAGCGTGGGGGGTTCCTACCACGCCAATATCTTCTGACCAGATGGAAAGAGAAATAGCGTTAGGGACTGGGTATCATTTTTATTTTGGATTAGTTCCGGGGTCTACTTCCTACGATTTGTTCGCTAAGAAGTATATCCCATTAAAACATGATGATGACATTTACCTATAGATGAGAAATAATGATATAATTAGAATAGTTAAGGGGTCCCAAAGATATGTTGGAGCACAGGATAAAAATTTATTATTACCATATACATTTGAGTCCGCTAATAGAGCTATAATAGAAGGTAATAGAAATTTAGTATTAAATCTAGAAGACCAATACTTTAGGGAAAGAGAAGAAAACACCATTTATAGATTATATGGTAAACTAAATCCTTTAACACAAAATATGATTAGTGGGTGTAGTTATGAGCTAGATACATTTATAGCTAATAGTTTATATTATGACCCAATCCCAGCATCGTCAGCTGAAACTGTAGCATGCGGGTATCCATCTAATCAATTTTTTAGTTTTATCCCTTCTACCGCTTTAACGTCCACTCACACCTACGCGGAGATGAATGCATATCAGGATAATTGGGTGATGTACGAATCATATATTAAAAGTAGTGTGAATAACTACCCAATGGAATATAGAGTAATAAGTGGAAGTACTGTTTCGTATAATACATTTGGGATATCTTTTGAATCTGGAGATGGTATACCATTCTATTGTAAAAATGTAAAAATACAAGGTAAACAGGCGGTACAATTTATATGTGCTGTAGAACACGGTTTATTGGAAAACGAATATATAGTTTTAGAAGTAGGAGCAACAGTCACACCTTTAGGTACAACAAATCAAATTGCAAGTTTAAATAACACAACACAATTACCTGTGTTTTCATTTGGTGATGGGCATGCAGATAGTGAGAAAAAAATCTTTAATGTATTACTACAAGACGCAACACAAGTTATTAATGAATACGATATGGGGGTATTTAAAAGATTGATAGACCCACAAAATGTTGATGAAACACTATCCAACTATTACACACACTCCCACAAAATACTAACTAAACCAACTGATTATAATTTAGGTAAAACTGGGTTTGAAACAGGGATATTCTCAAGAACACAGAAAAATTTTCCAGCTCAAAAGTCACCACCTAACGGCATTGAACATGTTGTGATAAAAGATGATTACCCATCTTTTTTATGGAATTTTAATAACGATTTGGATATTAGTGATTACCAAGATAATCTTGGTAGACCATTAATAGATTTATATTTGAGTGTTTTTGTGGTTAACGAACCTAGATTATGGAAAACCAAAGAAGGTTGTCCAGTAGGTATTGGGTGGGATTGGAATTTTATACCTAATGGTATAGAAGACCCATACCCTAATAATAATATAGAATCTAATTTAACAACTCCTTGGAATTTACCACAAAGTGGTGATACATTTACCGGGGCTTTTGTGGAATACAACGAATGGGAACTTACTGAAAGAATATTATCAGATATAAGTCATAAACTAACCTTTAATAATGAGGAGACAAACGGGTTTTCTTTTTACCACAATAACGATGGAGCGATTGAAGAGATAGCAGGAGGATATTACTACCAACCACACCATAGAATACCAATTAGAACACTGTCTGAAGCTATTACAGTACATAAAAACTTTGAATACGTTATGGAATATTCTACGTTTTCAATGTATGAAGGACTGTTTAGGTGGAGAGAAATATTACCTATTGGTTTTTATGAATCGGAAACAAACGGTGTTGATTACCCATTTGTAAATGGTGTTCATTATCCGTACATTAATTTAATATTTAATATTAAACCTATAATAATAGATAAGGATTATACAAGACCTCCTTTATTAACATTACCTAGATACGATGACTGTGAATAGAATTAGAATAAAAAGAAATGATGGGGATAAAAAAGTAACTATACCGATAGCTACGGATTTTGACGAATCTTTAGGTAGAGAACAACTGGTAGCTCTATATGAAAGGTCAGAAATGCAGGACAATGTTAATATAATTCAGGATTTTGAGACTACTAGGTACAAACCAGACAATCTAATTAACCCAAACAATAGAATATATTATCAGATTGGGTTTATGACACAAGCCCAACCAACAGGACTTATTACAGACTATGTACCAGATTACACTACAGTAGGTATAACACATTTAGATGTTAATAGAAGAAAATCTAATTTTACAAAAAGTTTTTTTAAGTTTGACTTTTATGACACACCTAACCTACAACAACAAAGATTATATTTTTCTATTGTTAATCCAGCTAACAATGGGATGAATTTTGCCGACCTGCCAATACCAGGATTGGGGGAGTTAGCTGAAATTGATAATGACCCCACATCAATAAATTATGACTCTGTTGCGTGGAGAAACGCTCAGATAGTAGACATGACTTCAGGCGGACTTGGAGTAGGTCCTTATTATTATGAAAAATTAGAAGGTTCACTTTTTGAATTTGCTGCGATAGGTAAAAAATCTGAAAATTATTATATACAATGGTTAAAGAATAGAGATTTAGTAAAATATAATGTTTTTTATATGACTTGTAAGTTCTTTAACGCGGAAACTGGTAAAACACATAAGTTTATTAATAAACCACAACCAACTAATGGATTTAATTTGAGTAGTCCCGATTACTACTATTACCAAATTATATTTAACCCAATAAAATATACTTATGTAATTAATGAGTTTGATACAAGTCTGTACGCTGCGACTAATGGGATAGGGCCACAAGTGGGTGACGCTCCTGGTATAACAGCAATAAATTTTTACGAATATCTAAACCCATAATGGAAATATATAAATATAAAATATGGACAGGTAAGATACCTGGTATGGCATCTCCACGTTGTGAAGAACCTACACTTGTTAGACCACCAATATCTCCACCTACACGTCCACCTTCCCTAGATTGTACTCCTTGTGAGGCATTGTTTGATAATGTTATGATAATGAATGCTTGTATGGATTGTCATAGTGGACTAGTAAATGTGTGTTGCCCAGCAAGAGGTGAAAGTTGTTGTGGATTAATTGAAGACCCATGTCAACCTATGTATGAAATGACAGTTGAACAACAAAATAAATATTGTCTTGGTTGTGGCAATTATAATAGTAATATTAGTAACATTTTACATGGTGGTGCTTTTTCCATTAATAGACATGGTCCTAATAGTGTGAGTGACCCATTAGATTTGTGTAAATGTTGTAATAGAACCGGTAGAAATGACCAAGAATCTAATTTGGTTATATTCTTAGACCAAGATTATAACGATATAGGTCATTATAGTATGTGGGATGGTACTATGGACCAACAAGATACTTTTTCTAATTTTGTAGTTGTTGGTGACCCACTAGACCCTATGACCGCTAGTATTTTAAATACTACAGATTTTAACTTTTTTAAATTCCTAAAGGATATACAATATACTATTGATTGGGGAGACGGGTTAGGGGCTTCCACCACTGTTACAGCTCCTATTTCTACCACCAACTACACATATACAAATCCCGGAACTTATATTATTAATATACAAATGTCCGCACCTTGGGGTGTTAGTTCTGTATCACACACGGCAACAGTACCATATCAAACAGGAGCAAATATTTTGTCATCTATAGTAAACACAGGACAAACTTATACTTTTACACCACCAGGATTTACCACACCAGTTAGTATGGACTACGAAACTTCTGACTGGGGACCGTTAGATAGTGGTTTGGATATTAATGGTTACGTGACATCCAATTACAACTCCGCTGCTATAGTGGGGTATACAATACAAGGAGTTACAGATAGTATGTTATCTTCCTTACAGTCCTATAACCCCCTCCATCAAACTGCCGGTTTACCACCTGGTTATATGTTAGGGAATCCAGTTAGTGTTGCGGGTCAATCACAATTACCTGACGGTTCGTTTGTAGATAACTTAATGGGTGAGATTATAAATTTTGACCCTGACCCTTATGTAGGTTGGACAGCATATACAATTACTAATTGTGGAGTCTCTCCATGCCAAACTTTTACTATGTTTGACCACGTATCTGGAGAAACTATATTTGAAACTTTGAGTTATGGATTGAATCCAGAAGATTATTTATTAAGAGAATGTGGATACGCAATACAAGGAGCTTGTGATGTTTGTAATGGGGTACAAGTTTATTATGACGGTACCAGTTACACAACCCAAGATGTTTATAACGATAGAGGGGTATGGGATATAACTGAGGACTATGAACCTACAGATTTTGTTTACTGGAATGGTTGTTGTTTCTTCGCTGTTAGTATTATTATAGCTGGTATAGAACCAGACCCTACAGATACCTCATCTCCTTTTTGGAGAGTTTGCTATGGTTCGTGTCCATTAGACGACTTGTTACCACCCAAATATGACTGTATAGGTGGTACATGTGTTCTAATCTCACCTACAAGTCCATATTACCCAAGCGCTCAATTTTCAGGACCTACCGGAGCAGACGCATTAAATGCGTGTATATCTCACCCATGTGTACCAATAACAGGGGACCCAATTCACTATAATTGTGTTGATGGTAATTGTGTGCCAGTCTCACCGTCGGCATTCGGATGGAGTGGTGCTGACTATCTGGGTGTCGGTGCACTTTCACTATGTCAAGCTGCTCAACTAGCCGGTATCTGTGTACAAACAACAACCAACTATAGCTGTGTTCCAGATGGTGCTGGTGGTACTAATTGTGTACCAACACCAGTGGGAATTTACCCTGATTTAATTTCATGTCAAAATAATTGTGGTGGTGTAATTGTTTTTTATGATTGGTATTGTATTAACGTACCACCTGCTCCACAGAATGGTAACACAGGTTACGCTTGTCAGGGTGTTATACAAGGTAATGCACCACCAGCTGGTGCGGTTACCCCCATACAAATATACACGAGTGACCAAGATTGTGTAAATAATGGTTGTGGTGTCATAACCTATCAATGGTATTGTAAATGTACACTTGGAATAGAAGAAGCTATTGTAGATTTAGGTACTGGTCAATATGGTGGGCATGGATGTACCCAACTCTCAAATGGTCCAGCTGGAGGTTTTAATGATAAAACACTTTGTGAAGATAATTGTGTAAGTTGGGAATGTGATGGTCATGGACTTTGTGAAGGACCTCACAATGTAACTGATGGGCCTATTGGTTTATACTGTAGTGAATTTGATATGGTTAATGGTGGGTTAAAATATTGGACCGACCAAACTTATATAGACATCTCTGGGTGTGATAATAGTTGTGATGTACCTGACGCGTGGGTTTGTATGGGTGGTAACTGTACACAAGTTTTAGAGAATAGTACTTGTATAAATAATAATCATGTAAATAATGGAACACTATATAATGGTTCGTGTATAGATTGGGCGTTCGCTAATAATATGCCATCACTAGGATGCAGCGAAAATGATGAAACTCAATGTAACGCAAATCTTGCTCAAAGTTGTGGTGGTGGGTGTGGTCCATGTGACGGTATAGAGACTCAAATGAATATGACCGAATGGCCATTTAGGTTATACAGTTCTATGGACTCATACAATGCTTATGATGTAGTAATTGGATTTTCTTATTCCGACTCACAAGCTAATTCCAAACATAAATATTGGTATAAACCATTCCCAATATGTGACCCAACTATGGGACTTCTAGACCCAGATGGAGATGGTGTTTTTGATGTTGATTGTGGTGACCCAAATACAATAGCTATATGTGAATCATCACTTTATGGAAGTGGAACATATCACCCGTGTACAGATTTAAGTGCACCAGCATGTGATACTCCACCGATAATTAATATGGCTGTCCCAACTGGAGCAGGAGATTCTAGATTCACTTCACGAACGTGTTGGGAACCATGTAATGAATAAAATTAAAATTAAAATATAATATGCCAACTATATCATGGAATGACGCAAGTTTTGAAACAGAAGACCCTAGTGGGGTAGCAACAGGTAATTTTGTAGCGATAAATGCTAGGATGATTCTTGGGTATAATCAGATTAATGACAATTCTATCTGTAGTTTAGGTAGTTGTTGTCCAGCTGAAGGTGCCGTAGCTATGTGGTGGTTTGGGATACCAGCACTACCTCAGGGGTGTTTTACGATGTCACCTAATATGTTTTGGAATTTTCCACATGAATTTTTAAATGATGGAACTCTAAATCCTCAGTGGAATGGATGTCCTGGACCTGGTGGGTGGACTGGTTATAATACTTGTGGTCCATCAGGAATAGATTCTGTAACCCCAGGCACCGGTACTGACCCTTGTTTATGCGATTTAGGTGAGTTCTATACTGCATTACCTAATATAGATTTTTCTCAAACTGGCCCAGGTGTACAATGGTTAGTGGTTAGTAATACTAATGGTACTGGACAACTTGATGCTTGTTTAGAAATCTTAAAAATTGTAGAAAATCAAAATGATTGGGATAACACATCAATTACTTGCCCAAGTGCGTTTATGGAAGGAGATTATTGGACCACTCACATAGCCGGTTATACAATTAATCATGGTCTATTAGCATTGATGGCTATGAATAACGAACCTTCAAACATTGTAGAAACAAACTGTACTACATGTGTTGCGAATTTATATGGTTGTTTAGACCAAAATGCGATAAATACTTATTGGGATTGTTATAATGTCCACATACCCACAACATACGGAGTAAATCCAAATTTAGATAGTGGATGTTGTATATACCCTGGATGTCCCGACTCATCAGCACTAAACTACGACCCAGTAAATCCTGATGGTTGTGGTACATGGGCAAATGGAAGTTGGACATCTGGAGGAATAACCGACACTAGTTGTTGTATGTATCCTGGGTGTAAAGATGGTATATCCACCCCATGTGATAATATGACACCCCTACCTAATGGTGACCCAGGACCTATTGGTTGTGTAGCAAATCACACTTTAGATTGTAACGATAACCCGGTTATACCAGCAACAGGAGGGATATTAACAAACCCAGCATTTAGTTCCTGTTTTACCAATGAATCACCACCATCACCAAATAACGATTGTTATTATGTTGGTTGCACTGATACAACGGCCACCAATCATACTCCAGGAGCTAATGGATGTTTATATCCAATCTTAGATGGTACACAATGTTGTGAATATGAAGGTTGTATGGACCAAACAGCTACAAATTATGGAGAATCTTGTCATGACCCAATGGTTATATACTCAGCGGCTCAATTAACAGCCCCTTGTGTACCAGATAACTGTATAGACCCACCAGTAGTAGGTTGTATGGATGACGGTTGTTGTGTAGACGGGGTTTTCGATTTAGTAGACCTAACACCAACAACAGAATGTCCCAACGGGTTACATTTATGTCCAACACAAGGTGGTGGACCATCATTCAGTAGTAACATACCAAATGGTTGTATTCCAGGGTCCCCAGTCCATCCTTGCTCAAATTGTGGTTATGACCCACTTGCTGAAGAACAGGGACAACCTTATGAAAGTTTTTGTGCTTGTGAAGGGGTATATTGTAATATACAACATAACCCACCAACATTTAATGCTAGTGGTGTCCAGACAGGTGGTTGCATACCAGGTACAGATTGTTGTATAGATATTGACACATCAATCCTTGCTCCAGGACCATATGTTTGGTCCGACCCAGGTGTGTTTGGTCCTTGTTTGAATGGTACAGCATATCCATGTACAGGGCCAGGTTCAGCTATGGAAGAATGTGATGAAATTTGTGTACCAGAATATTTAGAAGATTGTGCAGTTTTTATGAACGATAGACAAGGAAATGTGTATTCTTATGGTCCACCTACCACAGCTCCAAATAATCTAGCATTCTTATTTCATGATGACCAATTTGATGAAAATATATTACCAGGTACTGAATCTTTATGGTCTTTAGGTTTAGGACACCAAAGTGGTACTGGTTCCTGGGATATTGCAAACGCTCTGATACCAGGTTCCTCTCCTGAGGAAAATTTAATATGGTTATATAGTTGTAGAGTAGTTGATATAGACCAAGCATCTGGTACGTATGGTCAAGTTATGTTAGAAACAGCAGGTCAAAATGTGGGATTACCAATAGGAATTATTAGAGAATATAGAGTAGCTATAGACCCGTTTACTATAGACCCTGGGGGTAATAATGAACCAGCGGGAACGATAAACCCAACATATGTTAGAGATATTGATATTACAAACGTATGTCAAACTTTTGGAAGGACAGAGTGGGATGGAAGTGCCAACACATTTAAAACTATAGGTAATGCCTTAGTAGCTAAGGATGACACTACTTTGATTTCTGTTAGTGATACGGTTTTAGAAATTGATATTAGCTCACCAACAGCGTCTGCACAAGTACTATTCATGTTACCAAACCCAACATTCCCAACCATTCTGACTCCCCAACCAACAGGTGCGGACACCACACAAGCAGTATCTACAGGAGACGTTATTATAGATGTTAATACAGGAAATTTAACAATAACTTATAATTACCCACCCAATCTAAGTGATGGTATAGTTGGTAAATTTAGTTTAGGTGCACTCTTAGGAAATCAAATGGGTGACGATTTAGGTAACGCAACGGCATGGTATGAAATTGCTGCTAACGATACTGGGGTAAATGCGATATTTGGGTTATTTAAATGGGACGCTCTTTGGTACGCGGTACAAAGTACAGGTACCGGCGGACTTGTTTATGATTTTGATAACACTACATTAATAGCCAATCCTATCCCGATAGGAACTGTAACCACCCAACCACTCGCTGCGACGGGAGGGTTTATGAATGACATAGTTGGGGCATCTCAAAAAGATGGATGTACCCCAGATGATGACCCATGTTGTTGTGATACCCCAGGAGCAATAAATTATGACCCAGCATGTACCAATCCAGACCCAATATTATGTCCATGCTTTTTCGCACCAGAACCAAGAATGGGTTGTCTACCAAGATTAACAAAAGAAGAGTTTCTGATGAACGTAGTTCAGAAACCAGAAACATACTCAGATATATTTATTGAAAGAGGAAAAGTTTCTGTGTTTGAAAGACCACAAAGATTAGCACAAGTATCTACAATTGGAGAATTAGAACTTCACGGTTACGGATATTATAACATTTTAATACAAGAATAGTAATATGGCATTAGGAAATTATGGAATTAAAAGACCAGCAGACGTATCACCTAACGATGTTGAAATAATATATCATTATCAGGCAACTAGAGATGCGAATAGCACTTTTACGTTAGGGACTTTACCGTCTTCTGTTTTAACATATCACGTACATAACGGGGCAACCGCTACTAATGGAGCGGTAGCAGGAACTACAATCCTAGGTGGGTTATACCAACTAACATTACCCTCAACAGTTTTCAGTAATAAGGGATTTTACACTGTATACCTTAGACCAATAGAGATTAGAACCGAAATATTGGATTGTGGGACATTAGCGGCACTACCAAATATAAAAGGGATAGTTATAGATTTGACCAAAGTTCCAGCACAATTTAAAAATAGATTTGTAAATATGGGGTTAGTTGGGTATAGAGTAGAGTATATGAATTCAGATAATTTATCATCTAATTTAGCAGGAACTAAAATACCTAACTTTTTTAGAGTAGTAACATCCAGTTTTTATTGTGAAAGATTAATGAATACAGCGGCAAACGCAAATAAAGTATCACCAAGATATTCATATACAGACTCACCTTCTAATTTAGTGTTTTTAACATTATCACCTAGTAGTGCACCTACTAATCAACCTAACGCATTACCAGATATTGGAAAAGCAGGTCAAAAAATTATAATTACAAATACATATTTTAACCCAGTGGTATTAGAGGTAGAAATGGCAGACCATGATTTTGATACGTTAGCTATAGGTTTATATGGGAATCAAACTAAATCTATAGAAGATGGGATTTATACTATGTATGACTTATCTGGTGTTAATAACATTTATAAACAATATAATTTATTTGAGATTAGAGACCAGTTTGATGAAAAATTATTCGAGGTTAGACAAGATAGAGGTAATCAAATAGATTTTAGTAAACAGTTTGGTACAATAGTTAGTTAATAATGGCAAATAAAAAGAAATTTTACTATCCACCAGCACCACCAAGTGGGGCGGGAACTTTTAGTGACGACTTAGTTGGGTCACAATACACTCAAGGGTCAGCACAAATGACTTTAGGTAATTTTTCTATTAGTGATAGTGCTCAGTCTAAACAAAATAGAAATTTTAATTTAGGTGGGTTTTCAGGACCCATAACACTACAACAATTAAGTGCTGGAGATACACATTTAGTAAATTCTAATTTAAATAACAGTTTATTAATAGAGTTTAATTATGATAATAGTGATATAAGTAAGTTTGTACTCTACGGGTCTTTAAAAGACAGACTAAGGGTCGCAGCTCAACAGATAGTTAATTTTTTCCCAGGAGCTTTATATTGTGATGGTATAAATAAAGTATATTGGTCCACAGGAGATACTGTGGACAACATATCTTATGATGTTATTTATAACAGAACCACTTTAAAAATATCTAAATATAAAGTATCCAACCCATTTAATATAGAATTTACCACTGACGGGGAAATCTTATTAGACGGTTCACTAGAGATGGACTACCTAGTAGAAGACCCAACTACAGATAAAATTACAACCACATCCGTTAAAGCACAAAAGGGAAAAATATCACCACTAAGAAATTTTTCATTAGAATATAAAAAATACTGTTTAAGTTTCAGTGGTAGTGGAAACACCCAATACCCTATAATAGATTACACACCGATAGAAGAAGGCACAACAGATTTAACTATTGTTGTGTCAGGAGCACCTTTTGGAACAACAGCCACAACATCCACAACTACATTTTACATAAAACCAAATAAGTTTGAAACACAAAACCAATTCAGTGAGTTTGATTCTGTAGAAAGGTTTTTACTAAACCAACAAAGTGTCCCACAATATAAAGCTGAAATAACATTACCAAGACAGACAGAAGATGGACGAAATTATAGTTTTAAAGAAGAAATAATTTGGAGTAAACAAGATTTATGGAATATAGATGTAAGTACACAAAAATATACGGATTATTTACAGAAATTAGTAGATATTGGTAATGAACTTGATGGTGTTAAAACAAATTTAGTTTCTAGGTTTTTAACTACTGGAGCTTTAAAAGATTTTGATAGTGGTGGTCGTAAAGTAGAAAAAACATTACAAATATATGGTAGAAGTTTTGACGATGTTAAAAAATTCATAGATGGGATTGCATATATGAATAATGTTACTTACGAGGGAAAGAACACTGTACCTAATCAGTTACTTAGAAATTTATCTAAAATGTTAGGATGGAAAACCCCATCTACCATAACTAAAGAACAATTTTTGGATACAGTTTTAGATAGACACGAACCAGAATATCCAGGTGAGTCTATTGGTGTTACACCAGCTGAATTAAATGTTGAGATTTACAGAAGGATTTTAATGAATACTGCTTATCTATTTAAATCTAAAGGTACTAGAAAAGCTATAGAATTCTTATTGAGATTTATTGGAGCTCCGGAAGCTTTAACAGAGTTTAATGAATATGTTGTATTAGCTGACGCAAGGATTAAAATGGGTAGCCCAAAAGACCCAAGATGTAACACATTACTAGCTTTATTAAATGCCTCTACAAACCAACAAGTAGGACCTAAGGGACCTAGAGGACCTTATTCACCAAAAGAACCAAACAAAAGTTCTATTAAATTAACCAGTATAATTGAGGAAAGATGTCCAGATGGTCAAGTATATGATTCTGAGTCGTCACAATGTGTACCACTTTCACATGGAGCCAATTGGGTAAAAAGTGGTACCATACGTGCAATAGATTTAAAAGACGCTATAGAACTTTTAGGTTGTTATGATGTAGGTACGGGGTTTCTGAACCAGTTCCAACCTATTTCAGGTGGGCTAGCAACTAATAATGTGTATATGCTAGACCAGGTAACAATGGCAACGACCATATCCTCAACTACAGAGTCCCATGGGTTTATAAGAGAGGATTATCCGATAGATGACGATGGGTTCCCAACCAGACCAAGAGAAACCTCGAACTATTACTTCCAAAGAGGGGCTGGGTGGTTTGAAGAGACAGAAAAACATCATGGAGAAACAATAATAGATTTAGAAAACTCAAAACTAACAGGGTGTACCCCTTCCATAACTACAAAATTAAATCAGTTTAGTTGGGGTGGGTTTTTTGGTGATTTACCATATGGTGTTAACTCTAACGACCCAGGTGCACCTTACCTTGAAAGGTTTAGAAATTTCCCATATATGAAACATATGGGCTTTGGTTTAACACCAGTCATTGATGATAAAAAATCATGGGCAACAATTGAAGGTGATGGGGAAATAGACAGAATCTATTCTTTTGAAAATATTAGAAACGCTGCTTATCATAGTCATAACGAGAAACTTATATTAAATGTTAAAAATGTAGATATATTTTTAAACACTGGGCAAGCTTTGGTTTATGATGTATGGCAACAATCAGTTTTAAGTGGTTGTCCTTTTAGTGGTGGTCCACTACCATTACCTTACCCACAAAAAGGAGGTGTGGATGATACTGTCACCTTACTAAACGCTAAGGATTATTCTTTTAAAGATTTTTCACATATATTTTGGAAAACATTTATAAATGTAAGAAATAGACAAACAATAGATGACGGTAAAACTGGTGGTTACCCACTATTACAAAATCTATATTTAGATTATCTAGCTCAGGTTTGTGGTGTAAACAATCAATACACTTATACAAAGATGGTTGATTACGCACAAAGTTTGGGTACATACTGGATTAGAATAATAGAACAACTTGTACCAGCAACAACACTATGGCAAGGTGGTGTAAAATTAGAAAATTCTATTTTTCATAGAGATAAGTTTACGTATAAACATTACCCCGTAAGACCATTACCAGGATTTAATAACCCAATAAAAACAGGGTATGTCCCAGGATGTACAGACCCTTCCGCTAGTAACTTTAACCCATTAGCTACAGCATATGACGATACTTGTGAATATGATAGGTTTGGTGGTGGGGGAAGTCATGAAGGTAGAGCACACTCTGAAGGTGAAACCTTTCCATGGGTAGGACTAACAAGTCCAAATACAGGAACTACTTGTTCGTCAGGGTGTCAAAATACTGGAGGTACACAAACAAAAATAGGACCGATAGATTCTACAACTATTAGTAAACCTTGTGTTTGTTGTTCTTTACCTGAAAATACCGCGGTATTACAAATGAGACCATTAAGTGCGTCCTGTAAGTCTGTATGGCCTTCATTTATAAACCACAACGGTACTTTAGCAACAACATCTAATACTGGTGTGAATAATAGCATAAACTTAAGTACAGAAAGATTTGCGAGTAATGACTCCACAATAAATGGAGCTTATAATATACTTAGTACAATGAACAATAATATAATGTTTAGGGTAAAAAGAACTTTAGCACTTAGTAAAAACAAAACAGAGCCTTGGGGGTATAAGTTTGATTTAGGAAAGCAGTATGAAACTAATATATAATGGATAATATAGAAAAAAATATAAAAGGTGCTGAAAAAGTAATAAAGTTTAGTAAATATATAGATTTTAGACAAGTTGCAGACACTCTTCAGGTAAAAGTTTACGCAACTGGGAAACTAGTGAGGAGGAGTTTCAAAAAAACACTAGCTTTTACTATGGATTACGATGTCTCAATGCCTGTACAGTTATATCTAGCATACAAAGGTAAACACCTAGTAGAAGGTTTTTTATATTTTGAATCTAAAGATTTTAAGGTTGGTGAAGATAAGTTTAATAAAACACCGTTTGAGTCAGACTTTATTATAAGATTAACTAGAGAAAATAATAGAACATTATCCTTACAACAAGTAGGTGGCAAACATATAAAGTCACTACTATCAACCAAAGAAATTTTCTCTACCGGGAATGAAGGTGCGTTACAAAGATTTTCCCCACCTAAAAATGGGAAAAAACATCAAATTGAAATGGTATTACCGGGAATTAATAAGCTACATAATTTTCAAAACTATGTAAATCTAGGTTTTGATATTGATATGAGAGTTTTTAGTACCACAGGTCCACTTACTAGTATATTCTTTAAACTAAATTCACCAAACCCAGGTAGGTCTGAAAAAAGAAGGTATGAGAAAGATAAAACAGGACCTACAGACCAGGTGATACTAGTAGAACCAAGAAGAATTAAAACACTAACAAAAGCACCTACGAGTTACGTGACCATGACCACAAAAGATTTAGAATTAGGACAAACCAAGTTTAATTATTTTGATTACTTCACCTCCCTAAATCAAGAATATACCGACTATTATCTAAAATCTTCTGAAGTTTTTATAGTTAAAAATATAGAGAATTATAAGTTTAGTTTAGGAAACTTTCTAAAAGATAGTACAAAAGAATTACCATATAACCTATCTAGAAAGATAATAAATAACAGTGAGATAAAAAGTTCGTCACCATTCTTTCAGAGAGGTCTAAAAAAATGGCCATTAAGTTGGGTTGATGAATTAAGAAATAATCAGTTCTTTAGTGATTTGGATAGGTGTATAGACTTTAGTTTTTATAGTCCTGAACATCTTAATAGTTTTGAACAAAGTTTAAAAGAGATACAAATTGCAAATTTAGAAAGTTATAGTGTTAATGTGGATGGTAAAAGTATGTTAAAACCAAAAACCTATAACGGTCTTAGTGAATGGGTATCCCGAACCAACCATGACTATTTTAATGACTTAAAAATATTATACTATCCAGGTGGTACATTAAAAAGTCTAACAGTATGTCCATCAAAAAGAACAAAAGTTAATGAGTACACCGAAAAGAATATAGTGTATAATGAAAATCAGTGTGCCTGCAAGTACTCAAACGACGCTTCAGAAAAATTGGAGACTATAATAGTAACACCGGGAGTGGGTGAAAGTTGTGCGAATACTTGTAGAAAGAAACAAATTGAATTAAATTTACAAAAATGTTGGACATGTGAGGAAGATTACTATTCACCAATATATAATCTCAGAAATGATTTTTTTGGAACAACATACTCCACATTTAGAGAGTCATTTACAGGGGGTACACAATATACAGGGTACACATCTGGGGGTATAACAGGTCAAAACACCTATGATATATATTTTTCAGGAGCTGGCTATACAGCAACTACCCAACCACAAACTGGAATAGCTATCCCAATCAGTAATGTTAATAGGATAGAACACAGACCTTTTATAGGTGTAAGTTCACCAAGCTGGGTACCATACAACTCTTGGCAAAGTTTATCAGCACAAACTGGTACCACAACCTCAATTTCTGGTGCTGGTGCGGTTATTATACAAACAGGAGACCCTAGAAACTACATGATATATAAAAGTTTAAGTGGGGGTACGTATAAATTCCAATATAATGCGTATTTGGATGTTAAATATAAAGACACAAAATGGTGTGAATATCTCACCACTAATTATGTTTCTGGTGCAACCTCATCAATCTCATATCCAGCAACGGAATATGAGATTAAAAGATTAATAAATTCTTCTATAATAGAAAGAGGGTTGACAGAAGGTGAAATTGTAAAAGAAGACACGGAAGGTGTTTATTTTCCAGGAAAAAACGGATTAAATAATAATACAGGTTTATTAGATTTTAGTTTTGAGGTATTTTTAGAAAAACAAACTATAAGTGGTGTAACTAGTGATGTGGCATCAACATCTATAGGAGCAAGTCCCGTCACTAATTCATCCGCTAATCAATTTCTAGTAAGTCAAACAAACATAGTACAAAATACTATGAGTGGGTTTAGTAATTGTTACGCGTCAGGAAGTTCAGCTAATACTATATTTCACGCCAGAGTACCAATTACATTAGATACTGGACTAATTTCTTTAAATAGTGGTGAAACGGTTATGTTAAAATATAACACACAATTCCAAGCGACATCCAAAGTTACCGGTGGAAACGCCTATGTTGAAACTAATTTAGGTCACTACCTAGACCTATCAGGTAATCCAATTTCTTCACCATTCTACAGAGTTACAAAATATAGCCCAACTACAGGTGAAACTACTAGCTTACAAAAGAAATTATTCATGAATTCTCAAAAAGTGTCAAAACCACAACAATTTATAAATGAAGGGGGGATTCAAACAGAACAAACAACACTAGGTACTTTGTATGTGATAGATAACGACTATGAACCTATTTCTCCACCTAAAGTAAACAGTGAAACATTTAGCACTTTAAGTTTTATAGATAATAAACCAGAAAGTACTAAACTAGAGTTAAACATACAAAGTAAAAAACCATCGAATAACTGGACTAGACAGATACAAGATAACAAACTAACAGATTATTATATACCTAACCAAAAAGATTTGGTACAAATAAAATCAGGAGTGGTGGTTTTTAATTTGCCTAGATATGACCAGAAGGATTCAGTAACATGTAATTATAAATTCCCACAAATAAGTCATAGTTATGTTATAAAAAACACAATTGCAAATATAAGAGGTGTAGATAAAGAACATTTTATAGTTATTACCCCACAAGAAAAGATATACGTACCATGTTTTACACCAACACTAAATGAGAAATACGAACTAATAGAAAGTCAAATAAAGATTATGGAACAGATTGATAATGTTGATGACCAACTTATTCTTGATGGACAACCTGTGATTTTAAAAACAACTAGGTCGGAACCTTTAACACAGTTAAAAGCGGATGAAGGTTTTAAGTGTAAATTTTATTGTGTGTGTGAGGATTTTAAAGTTAATAAAAATGTTAACCCATTCTACGGTACAACTGATATTATTACAGATACGGCCTTGTTTGATTGTGATGAATGTGAAGAAAAAGCTGATGAGTATTGTGGCGAAATAGGTAAGACATGTAAACCTAAAGTTTTTACAGATAGTTGTATTGGGGATAAAAGTAATTTATATACAAGAGGCGACGAATATTTACTTCCTAACGGAGATACCTATGTTGGCTTTTATCACTTACATAATCAGATTCCTATGGTGGGTCCAATTCACACTATAGTGGAACACGACGCTTTAACACCCCTTAGGGTGGATGGGTCCTACAATGTAGATAGAATAAACCATATAAACACTAATAGATTAAATACAAGTGGTGGATATTAAAATATACAAAATATGAGTGCATTTCTTAGTGAATATAATGTAGCACCTACAGTATCAGGACAATCTATTGGTAGTATAGATGTTATAAATGTAAGTGGTGGAACCGGACCCTATAGTGTAAGTTGGTCTGGAGACAGTAGATATGATTCTAATGGGTACACCTCTACTCAGTGGGACTTACATAATTTAGGAGAAGGTGTGTACCAAGCAACAATTACTGATACTAATTCTAACGAAGGAATCACATTAGTTTATTTGTCAGCTTATACAAATCCTAGTTTCTCTGCTTTAGTAACTTCATATTCGTGTGTTACAAACCCAAACCTATCTTGTGAGATTACAATATATTCAGCTGGTACTCTTAATTTATTTAGTCAATATACAGCATCTACATTTAATTATTCTTTATATAGAGATGGTAGTTTATTTAGAACAAAAACAATTGCTACAGCTGACACACAAACCAGTCAGACATTTAAAAACCTAACTAATGGAGAGTATATGTTAACTATAGGTAGAGAACAAAGTTTAACCAGAAAATTCAAAATTACAGATGCCCAATGTACAGCATCTTCTATAAGCATATCAGCTACAAGTAACCCCGCTTATAGACTTTCCGCTATGACCTCCGCTCACACTATTAATTCTCATTTTGCGGGTGGTAATTACTACGTTGGAACAGTACCATCAAATTACACCACTGGGTTATATAATTGGGGACATATATTAGATGGGGTAGGACATTGGTTTTTTACTGGTAATTCAGACAATGGAGGGACTATGGATTACCCAAACATTAATCCTAATACAGCAAGAACTACAGACACTACAAGATATTGGTATTTAGGGGTTAGTGGGGCAAGTGACTGTCAAGAAGGGTGGAACTGTTCACCTAGTGGTGTTGTGGGTGGAGACCCAGTCGTAGCTGCATCGCAAAAAGATTTAACTGGAACAACTATTGCAGGGTCAGCTTTTAGAGGTACGTATTATTATCATCGATATCTTAATAAATTTTTTGTATATGACACTACAACAGGTACAACCACCAATGACTATGCTTGGTTAACATATAATCCTTTAGCGGATAGAGATTCTAAAGGAGACCCAGTATCTTCAGAAATTATAACTCAACATCCTGCTGCCTTTAAGTTTGGTATGTTAGCTCATGTTGGTGATACTAATATATTTCCATACATAGGTGATTCTAATGTAGTTACTGATTATAAATCATATGCTAGCAAATTAGAAAATAATTACTGTTCAACAACAATAAAACGGTCTGTTCAATCTGGTGATACAAGACCAGCAACTTTTATAAGTCCTTGTGGTTATCTCGACTATACACATGATGTTTATTTGTTTCAGAGTGGAGCTTCCACCACTTGCTCAGCATCCATAGTTTTAGCTTATTTTAGAGATAACAGTGGAACTTATGGTGAAAGTGGAGCGACACATTATTTAACATTGGATTTTGAAACGACAAGTGGTGCGACAGTCAGTTTTAATAAAGGACAAAGTGCAAGAGCCTTCCAAAGGGACGTGTTCGGTCAAACAGTAATTCAAGGAAATCCAGAGGATTCTGATGATGCGGTGGTACAAGCACTTGTTGTAGAAGCTCAACAAAGAGCTGTAAATCAATTTATTGATGAATACCCAGACGTAGCAGCATCTATGGGTTTTGGTCACGATGAGGCCGGACCAGTAGATAGTGGTCATTCTGACAGTCATATTGATTATGACCATTGGCATGAAGCGTTCTCAGAAGTAGTTGGATACGCGGAGATGTATGAGAGGATTTTGATAGCGTTATTATCAGAATATGAAGCTACTTTAGACCCTGGTGAAGACACTTACTTAACAACTCAATATAAAGAATTTGACACCACAGTATTAAGAAATGGCCCATTCGGTGGTGTTAGTCCATCAGGTGCCCATAGAAGTCCATATGCGGGGGGTGCTATGACGGTACAAGGTGCTATAAAGGTTAGAATTACAAGAAGTGGTTCAGAAGGACAATACTTTAGAATCCAAATGACACCAACAATGGGTGAACAAAGTAACGCGTACGCTGCAGAAGCAACTGTTGATATGGGAGATGAAAATCTATTCCAAACATATCATGAAATTAATTTTGATTTAACAGATAGCACTACTTGGTCAGGAAGTACACAAAGTGCACCTACTTGGACAACAGGAACTGAATTACAAAGATTT